GCGGCGGAGGCGGCGGCGGAGGCGGCGGAGGCGGCGGCGGAGGCGGCGTGGGCGGCGGAGGCGGCGCGGGCGGCGCGGGCGGCGGAGGCGGCGGCGGAGGCGGCGGAGGCGGCGGACTCCTACCTATCCCTCTCCGCATCTCTCGCCCTCGACATCCTGCGCGATCTGAGCTCTCCTGGCGTGGCACTGCTGAAGGAGGTGGCGTGATGGCGCGCTCGGGGCTAATTTACGGTGACACGGGCACTTTCAAGACGACGGCCATCGCCCATCTGGCCCGCTACATCGCCGAGCGCACCGGCAAGGCCACCCTCCTGTTCTCCGCCGACGGCGGCGGCTGGGGGCCGTGCCAGGAGGAGATCGAGGCGGGGATGATCCGCCCCTACCGCTGCGACACGGCGGTCATCCCACTGCCGATCCTGCGCAAGGTGTCGCAGGGCTACTGGCCCGCGAACCCGGAGCAGACGGATATCTCTCAGGTGGACTTCGTGCCGGTGAACTGGGCCGACGTCGGCGGTATTGCGGTCGAGGGAGTGACGTCGATCGGCACGATGCTGATGCGACATCTCGCGGATAAGAACCTGAAGACGGGGGAAGAGGCTACGTCCCCGTTCCGCATGCCGATCCGCGTGGACGGCCAGGTGCGAGAGGAAACCTTTGCCGGTAATTCACGTGGCCACTACGGCTTTGCGCAGAACCAGCTCTACGGCCTGATCATGAACTTCGGCTCGCTCCCCGTCGAATACTTCCTGCTGACCGGCCACGACAAGAAGGCGGAGGATGGCGACCGGCAGACGGTGGGCGGCGTCGCGGCGCCGGGGAAGGCCATCTCGGCGCTGATCCCGACGTGGATCGGCGATTGTATCCACGCCCAGGACTACCAGGTGGAGCGGACGACGAACGCGCCCAAGCTCGGCGGTAAGCAAGGCGAGACGGAAGTGGTGACGACGATGGACACGGTATGCCGCTACTACTTCAAGAAGCATCGGGATCCGGCGACGGGGATAGTCTACCCTGCGAAGCCACGGGTGACGCACGGTGCGGTAGGGAAGCTGGACGCGCTCTACCCGGATGGATTCTTCATCCCCACACCGGACCACGGATTCGACGAGTATCTGCGGGCGCTGGACAAGCTGGCGGCGGACTCGGCGGGATCTGGGAGCCTCAAAGGGTGGAGGGAGCGTCTTGATCTTAAACTTGGAAGAGCGGTGGCAGGGGCAGAGAAGTGATCGAGCGTTTCTTCAAATACGTTTTGATACTACCTTCTGGCTGTTGGGAGTGGACTGGAGTTAGGAATCTATGGGGATATGGAATGTTCCACGTGGCTCCTCGTACACGTCGTCGTGAAGTTCCTAATGCTCGGTTGTCTATATCTGCACATATCGTATCTTGGGACATACACAAACACATAGAGGTTCCTAAAGGACTTGAGATAGATCATCTATGCCGCAATCGAGCGTGCGTTAACCCGGATCACTTGGAGCCTGTCACCAAGCGAGAGAATATGCTACGGGGTGTAGGCTTCGCTGCGATAAACGCTAAGAAGGTCTATTGTCTTAGAGGACATTTGTTGGCTGGAGACAACCTCTACGGCACGAGTGGGCGTATCAAGCGGTATTGCATTGCTTGTGATAAGGAGCGTAAGAGAGCTAGACCAAAAAAGATTGACGGTTATCCTAAGTATGCATGCCGTCGATGTGGATGTAGATGGCCGTGCCGGACCGGATCACCTAATCGATGCGCTAATCCTGAATGTCGCGCTACTGCCCGAAATCTTGAAGCAACTACATAAAATGGAGGAATCACAATGGCTGGAGAATTTGGCGTAGTCACGTATGATAACGAACACGAGGCGGCAGCGGCACCCGCGGCGAACGGCGAACCCACGGTGCTCGTAGACCCCAACGACCCTCGGCTCACCTCGGAAGTCCTGACCATCAACCCCGACGCCGACGCCTACGCGGTCCTGCCTCCGCTCCCCGACGGCAAGTGGCGGGCCAAGGCCAAGCAGGTGGATATCAAGGACGACAAGGGCCAACAGCAGCGCTATGCCGTCTTCTCCCGCGCCAAGATGGCGAGCGGAGCGCCGTTCTTCGCCACCAACATCGAGTACTCGATCATCGACCATTCCGGCGAGTTCGATGGGGTCAAGCTCACCGAGTACTGGGTGAAGGCCCTCGTCGATGCGCGCAAGGGCACGTCGCAGGCGGCCACGATGATCGGCAAGCTGGGCGGTAAGGCGCCGGCGTCGGGATCGCAGAAAGTGTACATGGATGCTCTGCTCTCGACCCTCGCCGCGGAGCCGGAGCTGATCCTTGAGACCGCGTGGTCCGCCGAGTGCCAGCACTGCCAAGAGGTGGCCAAGAAGCGGGGGGAGAAGTCTCCGCGGCCCTTCCTCGCTGGCATGCACCGGTTCCCTGCGACCAAGACGCCGGGGGTACACGACCCGATCGTGCAGTGTCCGACGTGCAAGCAGCAGGTGCGGGCGCAGGCGAGGCTGGTGGCTCCCCTCTCGCTGAAGGAGGCGCAGGCCACGCGCGGGACAGGGCAGGCGGCGGGGAAGAAATGACCGCGCCTGTAGTATCTGGCAGGTATCGTAGGCTCCCCGCGCTTCGTGGAGGCGGGGAGACGCTGGGGTATCTGGCATCCAGCAACTATGACGCGGCCAAAGAGGAACGATGCGCCGAGTCTACAGGTCACGTCCTCGTCGTACTAGGCGATCGTATAGAGTGCTCCGCCTGCGGTGCACGGTGGTCGGACTTTGGCTACTAGACGCCGTCAGATGCGCGCCATGCCTCCTAGTCGCCTCACCCGATTCTTCACCGAGCACCCGGAGATCACCTCACCATGGAGAACGACGATCGAGTACGGACTGAAGCGGCCATCGACGGACTTGGCCTTCCGAGTGATGACGAATGCGGTGCTGCAGGATCGGCGGCGGATGAGTCATCCGAGGCTGCAGCAGAGCCGACCGTAGCGTGCGAATTTACCTGCGGGTGCGCTGGTTCTGGCAAAACGTACTACTGGCGCGAGCGTATCGCCGCTGACCCCAGCGAAGGCATCCTCGCCGCGACCACTGGGATCGCCTCAATCAACCTTGGCACCACGACGCTGAACTCCCTGCTCAAGTTTTTCGACACGGATAGTCTTAGAGACGCTTACTTGAATGGCTCCCTCGTCCGTCGGATGAAAGACATCCGTGAGGATTACCACCGGATCGTGATCGACGAAGTGTCGATGATGGACGGTGACCAGTTGGGCATCCTCGTCCGCGCCGCGTTAGAGTGCAACTCGTTCCTCAGCAAACAGCCTCCGCTTGGGCTGACTCTCGTAGGCGATTATGCACAATTGCCCCCCGTCCGCGCCAAGTGGGCCTTCGAATCGGACGAGTGGTGGCGCTTCGAGGAGCACACGACGCGGCTCACGAAAGTGTGGCGTCAGGACGCTGGCCCATTCCTCTCGGCGTTGAACTTGACCCGCTCCGGGCATGGAGAAGGTGCCGCCGACCTCTTGTCGCGGGAGGGCCTTGAGTGGCATTCCTCCCTCGATATCCAGTTCGACGGCACCACGATTGTCAGCAAGAACGATCAGGTGGACCGCTACAACGGGATGGCGCTGGACCGCCTCCCAGGACCGACGTTCACGCTCACGAATCGCCGCTGGGGCAAGCAGCGCGGGGAGTGGAAGCAGGTGCCGGACCGAGTGACGCTGAAGCAGGGGGCGCTGGTCATGCTCCTCTCTAACTCCTACGACGACGAGGGGAATATGGAGTACGCGAACGGTGACACTGGCCATATCGTGGAGCACTTCCCCAATACACTTATCGTCCAGTTAGTACGCAACGGTTGTGACGTAGAGGTGTGCCGAGTGCGCCGTGACGTAGGCGCTAAGGACAAGCCTCCAAGCTGGTCCGGGCCGACTGCGCACGGGGAATGGCTGTCGTCGCCGCACTGGATGCCGGACAAGAAGCGCTTCGTCGAGGGACAGGTGGAGATGTGGCCGCTGCGATTGGCCTACGCCACTACCGTTCACAAGTCGCAAGGAGTCAGCTTAGACCGTCTCCAGGTCGATGTGCGTGATCATTTCTTCTCTAGTTACGGAATGGTATACGTCGCGCTAAGTCGATGCCGAACCTTGGAGGGATTGCGTGTTATCGGCCAGCGCGAACGCTTCGTTACGCAGTGTAAGTGTGATCCACGTGTGGCGAGGTGGCTTTGAGACACCGCCCTTCCAGTTGCGATGGTTGCTCTCTAGCAGGTCGAGGTACCGACTTTAGCCAACCTGAAGGCACCGGATCGCTCGGTGTGTTGATTCTGGGAGAGGCGAGCGGCGAGCAAGAAGCACGCGACCAACTCCCCTTTCGCCCCTACGCAGCGGCTGGAAGTCTCCTTGAACGTACATTCCGCCGCATGGCGATGGATCGCAGGCAGATGCTCATCTCGAACGTTTGTAGGTGTCGCCCGCCCGGTAATTTTTTGGAACACGCACCGTGGGAATTCTCATCGTTATCACACTGTCGGCCTAACTTAGTGTCGCTGATCGAGACACGCAAGCCGCGTTGCATACTGACTCTGGGTGGAATGGCGTTGCGTGAGGTCACTGGCGAGGTCGGAGAGTCGCGCGGCGTGAGCCATATGATGGGTTATTGCATTCCGTCGTCACCCGACTTAGGCGGACTCCCGACTATCCCCGCGCTGCATCCGGCGTTCATCAGGCGCGGGAAAGCGTGTATGCAGGGCGTCTTCGCCCGCAACCTCCAACGCGCCGTCAACGTCGCCGCTGGACGTGATACGGCGTGGCAGTGGGGCATCGACCCTGAGAGGAGTGAGACGTATGGACAGCTCAGATATTCGCTACATCCTAGCCTTGACGAGGCGCGAGCTTTTGCAAATGGAGTCGCGGGAAATGGCGGAGCAGTTGTCTCTTATGATATTGAGACTTACGAGAGTGCAAGCCTTGATGAGGATGCTCGGGACGGATTTACAGATACCCGAATCCGACTTATCCAGTTCTCGGTTAACGCACGCAGCGGAATCGCTTTCCCGTGGGAGGGAGAGTATAGAAGCGTGGCTGCGGGAATCCTCCGGTCAGCCAACACCAAGGTAGGCTGGAACAACTGGCTTTTCGACGATAAGGTGTTAGAGGCGTGTGGCGAGCGTGAGGGATTGGACCTGCGACCGCGTGGAACGCTTATGGACGGCCTGCAAATGTTTCACCATTGGCAGCCCGATCTACCCGCTCATTTACAGTTCGCAGCACAGTTTGTGCAATTTGAGTTCCCCTGGAAGCATCTAGCCGCGACTAATCTAGAGTTTTACGGCAATGTTGATGCTGACGCAACACTACGCTTGTATGAGTTCCTTCTAGCGGCGCTGAAGAAGGACGGTATATATGATTCTCCTTACGATGTTCACGGCGACTGCGTAGGCGGGTATATCGGCCAGGTGGCGCAGGTCCGTCCTATCCTCGCCGCCATGGAGCGCCGCGGCCTCCCCGTGGACGACGCCGAGCGGCTGAAGCTGGACGTGGAGTTCGACCTGGCGCAACAGGAGCTGGACGCGGAGTTGCAGCGTCGGGTGCCGGAGGAAGTGCTGGGACTAGAGCCGCGGCGGGGGAAGAAAGGGAACTATGACTATGGCTACCTCAAAACGCCCAAGGATGTTACTGATCTCGTACTGCGGACCTTCACCGTCGCCGGAGTTGATGAGGGCACTGGAGAGCCTTACACGCGCGGCGTTGAACGCTACTGTCGTGTCCTGCAGTTCAACGCTAACTCGCCGGATCAGCTCAAGCGGTACATGGACGCCAAAGGACACAAGCGGCCCAAGTCCCGCGAGCAAGACGACGAAGGGAACGACAAGGACACGACGGCGAAGAAGGAGTTAGTGAGGTTGGCGCACCGCACCGGCGACGACTTCTACCTCCGCGTGATCGAGTACCGCGAACTCGGCAAGATGCGAGGGACGTATATCAATGGGTTCGCGCCACATGCGGACGGATGTGTGCATACGACGTGGAATTTTGACACAGGGATAGGCCAGCTCGCTAGCCGAAATCCTTGCATTATTAATTTCCCGAAGCACACTCGTCTAGCCAGCGCTATCCGGCGCATGATCGCGGCGAAGGAGGGGTATGTACTCACCGAGTGGGACTATAAATCCTGTCATGTACTTACACTGGGCTTCTTGGCAGAGGATGCTAACTACATCCGGTGTGCGCGGATCGACATGCATTCCATCGTCACCGGCCACAAGCTCGGCCTGTGGCACGCCCTCGAACTCCTCCGCGACCACGACGACGCCTATATCAAGGCCAAGTGTCAATGGCTGAAGGCCAATCCCGAGTGGCGTCACATCCGCGACGCCCGCATGAAGCACGCTATCCTCGGCATCGGTAACGGTCTCAAGGCCAAGGGACTCTACGAGAAGCACATGGAGGATTTCTCGGGGATAAAGGAGGCGCAATCCTTCCTCGACGTCGTGGAGGCCCTGTTCCCGCGCGTGTTTGAGTGGCATAAGATCGTCCAGCAGCGCGCCCACGACCAACAGTATCAGCGCACCGAATACGGCCACATGCGGAGGTTCTATGAAGTCTTCCGGTGGGATTATAAGAAAGCTGCTTACGGCCATGGGGATCAGGCGGAGGAGGCGATCTCCTATCACCTCTCTAACATTGCGTTTGGCTACATACGAGAGCACATCAAGCTACTAGAACGGGCTGGCCTCAACGATCGCTACGGACTGTGCAACAACGTCCACGACTCTCTCGTCTTCCACTTCCCGCGAGGACTACTGGATCAGCACATCCGTGACGTATATCCCTTGCTCGTCCGACCTTCGGAGGTTCTACGGCATCCCACGATAGCGCCGGACGGGCTATGGATCGACGCGGAGTGCAACGTCGGCGCGAACTGGGCGGAGATGGAAGAGGTACCCGTCGCGCCGGTGTTGGCTACGTCAGCGGCACTCCCCGCCCGATGAACAGCGGCGACAAGTGTAGCGTCTCCGGCGTGATCAGGTACGCATACGGTCCCAATACGTTCAGCGGCCTCAGCCATCCCGCCTGCAGCCACTCCAGCATGAACGCCGAACATATGATCTCGTGGTCCGACGCCCCACGGCGACTGTGTAGCGCCATTCCGATGATATCCGCGTAGTCATACGGCAGGCCGATCTTCGAGTCCATCCACTTCATGGCGGCCTCGTACTGCTCATCGACGACCGGGATCGCGTACCGACGCTCGAACGTGGGACGGCACCAATCGTGCGCACGGGACTGGACGCCGGTGCCCGCGTGCGCCCCGACCCACGATGCGCCGTCGCGTCCCAGTCCCTCGCAGTGGCAGAACAGAGAGTCCGTCTCCCAGGTGATCAGCCGGGAGACGATGCCGGGCTCGTTGATGAATCTAACGGTCAGGTTGGGCATGATGGCTCACGATGTCTCTTCCGCCCGTACGAACACTACGCTGGGATTGACCCGCTCGAACACGGCCCTGGCGTCGTCCGCGTCCGTGGCCCATACGACCGCTTCCGCCTCTACGTCGGACGTCAGGAAGGGACAATAGAACACTTTATACTTCTGGGCGTTCACGGGCCTTGCGCCTCTCCCCACTACGCCCCTACGGCTTCCCAGGGGCCACCAGAATGCACGATCTTCAAGTCTGTTTGTGGATCATCCAAGACCGGGACCGCTGCCCAGAAGTAACCGCCGTCCCATCCCCAGTCTGTCCCCCACGAGTTCTGGACGAGGTATGCCGGCGGACAACTAGCAGGGCGCAGCGTAGGCGTCGGACCGAGATCGCACCCGACAATCAGGACTTCGTGCCCGCCAACAACCTCCTCGCTCGTGTCGGGAACATAGATCCCGCTGCTCGCTACCTCGTCACTTTCGAACGAGGCGTAGACAGTGAACCCCATTTCCACGACCCACGGTACCGGATCCCCAATTACGGACTGCGCTACCGCCGCGCTCGTCAGCCCGTGATAGGCGCCTAGCCGATACTTGGCCGCATTCTGGTCCATCTCCGCAGTCGGCTGCTCGATGACCTGGCTGGCATCCGGGTACAGCGAGTCCTCGCAGCATCCGTTGGCGATCGTGACGTTAGAGCCAGTGACTCCAGTCGAGCCGTCGTCATTTGGGAAACTACCATCTGCGATCAGTTCCTTGGCGTACAGGTACAAGGGACTGAGTACCGGCTGCTGGTTCAGGTATTTGCGGAAGATCCACTCCATTGCCGAGGAGAAGGCGTGCCCGGTGCAGGAGCCGAGTTGATTCTGGTTCTTGATCGGCCCGCATGCGGATCGCAGGTCTACCACCGGCGGAAGGTTAGGGGATACCCGACTCAGCATCCGATGGTCTGGAAGCGGAGCCGGGATATTACGACCGTAGCTACGAAGGGTTGGCATTCAGATGCTCCTCGGCAGGGCGTCGAGGGCCGTATTGACATCCGCGCTCGCCGTGTGCTCGGTGATAATGGCGACGTAGGTCTCCTTCATCGTGTTCTCCGCCTGCGTCGTCAGACTCGCCCCCAGCTTGTCGTAGTGCTTGAGTTCCTCCGCCGAGGGATTCGCGGCCAGCTTCTGCATCGCCAGCGGCAGCAGGGCCAGGATAGCGTTGACCGCAGCGATCCCCAACCCTACGAACTGGGTAAGCTTGGCGATGGTAGACGCATCCGTGACATCCAGCCCATTGAGGATGCTCTGAAATTGGCTGAGCACGGACTGCATAACCACCTGAAGCTGAGAGATAACCGACGCGGACGCCGACTGCTTGAGCGCGGCGATGATAGCCTCGGCGTTCGTGATCTCGGTGGCCACATTCTGCTGCCACTTCTGCACGGCGGCCAGGAACGCGGGAGAGACCGTCTTACCCTGTAGCGCGGCAGCGAAGGCCACGATGGCGTTGACTACCGCCGCGAGGGACGGCAGCAGGGCGCCGATGGCCGTGATCCACGTCGAGGTGCAGCCGGTGAGGGCGAGGAGTGATTCGATGATGGTGAGGGTGAGGAATACTTGCCAGAATACGGTGCGATTGAATCTCATTGTGGTGCCTCCTGAAGTGTAGCGATTGTATCGAGTGCGTGATCTGCTGAATCCCATATACGCTCGCGGATGGCCCTCGGCAGGATGATACATCCGTCGCTGGCGTATCCCGGCGGCGGCTCCTCCCGCTCCCCGTGGATGCGGAACGACTCTGGATCGCGGTCCAGCATCTGCACATGCGCTGTGGTCGCCGCATCCGGCACCAGGATCAGCGTGAACGGTCCCGTGCGAGGGCTATCCTCGACGCCTGTGATGACCCACGACCCCGCCGGGATAGGTCCGATCCCCCGCTCTCCGACAGCAGCGAAGTCGTTGACATGGGGTGGCTGGCCGGAGTAGCCAATGTCCAGCAACTCTCCGACGTCGGAGTACATCTTGCCGCTTATGATCTCGTAGGTCCAGCTCATAGCGTGCCCTGCCACGCCAGCTTTGGACACGGCCCCGGAACGGACGAGTTATAGAGGCTCGTCTGCTTCAGCGCGTACAGGCCATTCGCGCCTATCCCGAACAGTTCCCAGCGGACGCGCCCGATCCCCCACACGTAGCAATTCTGCTCCATGGCACCGAACGCGGGATTGTACTTATACGTCTGCAGGTAGTAGGGCACGGGGCCGACATTGCCACCGAAGTTCTGATCTGTGTACGGTCCGCTGAACGTGGTTTCCGTCGGCCCGCCCAGATCGGCTGGCTTCTGTACGACTCCGTTCAGATACTCGACGTAGGCTGACGGCGACTGGACCGGCGTCGGCGGAGTCCCCGGCGCGTAGTACCGAGGCATCCATATGATGGGCTGCGTGAACATCTTATACGTCTTGGGATTGTTGTAGTCCGCCGCGTTGTCATCCACCTCGGTGAAGGTCTGCCGGATATAGTTGGCGTCGAACGTATAGCCGTCCGCCGGCCACCCCGACGCATTCTTCATCTCGGCCATCGTCCCCGGCGCGGTCGGCCCCAGCAGCAGCGGATACATAGGCTCCACTCCTGGCGCGGACTCCTGCTGGTGGGCGAACTGGATTCCCACCTGCGACGCCATCATCAACTCTACGAGGTCGATCATCCCTGCCGGTGCGCCCACTTGGCCTCCTCTACTTCCAGAAGTGCAACGCGATAGTGATCGCGCTGAATATAAACCCCACCACGACAATCAGCGTCCGGTTGGCGCCAGCCGATTCGCTGATCGTCTTGTTGACCCCCTCGCGCCATTTCGAGTTCTCCGACTCAAACTGCTCAAACATCTGCCGGGGTAGATAGTCCTGCTTGTCGATCATGTTCTGAGCGTGGGCGTGATTCAATTCATCCAGCCGCCGCAGAGTTTCTACGTGATTCAGTTGTACTGCCTTCTCTGCCAGTTCGGCTCGAAGGGTAGTCAGTTCCTTGAGATGACCGTTCTCCCGGTCGATGAACGCCGTAATCGACATCGTTATCGACTCGGGAGAGTGCGGCATATCAACGAAAATGAGCCCCTAGCCCAGATCCTCCCAGCAATATGCTCAGGAAATAGCAGGCTAGACTAAGCCATCCTAGTGACCAGCGTGGCTGGCCGATGTTGAATCCCGCTAAACATGCGAGCACGAACGCGAACACGAGGAAGATGATCGAGATCATTTACTGCCTCCTTTGTCAACACTTGGCGCCTGACCGACCGCCGTCGTCGTGACCGGCCCCACCGGAGTCTTACTCGGCAAATCCTTAGGCTCGTCCTTAGCCTGTTCCACCATCGCCTTCTGCGCCGTCGGCCTCTGCGCCAACTGAATCTCCGCGAAGTGCTGGGTGCCGAACTGGATCGCCCAGTGCCACACGCCTACGACCAGCGCGGCGTTCGATGGGAACACGACCAGGAGCTGATGGCCGCCCGTCGTCGAGACCGGACTCCACGCCCACGATACACCCAGCGTACCTATGCCCGCCATCAAAACCCGCAACCACGTGTTCAGCCGCGTCGAGTAGTAGCTGATCCGCGGCACCTGCTTGAGCCGCTTGGCCCAGTCGAGCAGGTAGGCGGATACGATGGCTACCCCGACCGAAGTGGGGATGACGGACGAGCTAGGTGCGAGCGGTGATGCTGTGTCAAACAACATTGCGTCTCCTTATCATCAGTGACACCCCGTGAGCACGATCCCGCCAGTCGGAGTGATGGTCTCGCCGGTGCAGGTGATGGTCGCTTGGATCGAGCCGCTCGCGCCCGCTGCGCCTGTAGCTCCGGTAGGGCCTTGTGGACCAGCAGGACCAGTCGCTCCAGCAGGACCAGCAGGACCAGCGGGTCCAGTCAACGCAGCATAGGTCGCGCCGTTGAATGACACTAACACGGACGATCCAGTACCGCATAAAACCGTGGTTCCAGTAGCCGGCGTGATGCAGGGGCCAGCGGTCGTCGGCGTCGAAAAAGCGATTGAGCTACCCGACTGCGCGACCGCTACCGCCGTGAGCATGAGACATACGATGAGTGTTTTCATTTCGTCGAGATACCTCCTTCTACATTGACTTGACCGTTCATCGTGAATGTGGGTAGGGCGGGGGCGGGGCCGCTGACCGGCAGCAGCGCTAAGAACACGTCGTTGCGGGGAGTGCCCAGATTCGTCCACGTACAAGTGTTATCCGTGGTGGTGCCGCTGATGGTCTGATTCCACGTCGCTGGCTCCGTCGCTCCGCTAGTGCAGGAGCCTCCGCTCTGGAATGTGTAGCCGAATCCACCACTCCCAGTGTTACCAACGCTCGGATTGATGAGAGCATTGGCCGCGTAGGCGTTGTTCAGCGTCCAGTCCGGCCCGCTTGGAGTGCAGCCCACGGACGTGCCATTCGTACAGCCGAGCATGCTGTCCCAGTCCGTGGTCCATAGCAGCTTCGATCCACTTGGCGATAGTCCGGCAGGGATGAACGCCTGCACGTTAATAAGGCTAACGTAGTGGTGCAGCAACCGCCACACGCGCCCGGTGCCATCCGTCGCCACGCCTAGGATTTCGTTGCTCCATGCATAGTTCGGCGTGAAGCCAGTGAACTCCATCGCGGATACGAAAGGCTGGTTGTCGCCGGAGGTGTCATTGGCCCAGTTGACATGGGCTTGATTGCCTTCGTCGGGGCTGGGGTAGGCCGCTGGCAGAGATACCTGAGTGTTCGGAGTAGCCAGAGCAGACTTGAACAGTCCGTTGGCGTCGGTCACCCCAGAGCATTTGTTGACCCAGTAGTTGTAGCCCGCCGCTGTGTGTCCGCAGGAGTTGGCGCTGGTAACGATAGTTACGTTCGCTGTTCCATTCTGCCATAAAGTATTCGTGACTCCCGCTGTACAAGTGCTGATGCAGCCCCCCTCCTGCACCTTAAGATACGTGCCACCCTTGGTCAGTTCCACCTTGTGGATTGCAAAGCGGTCGCTAGGCGTGATGGTTCCGATTAGCGTTGCGCCGTTGAAAGTCTGCCCCGTTTTTGTATTCCAATAGCTACATCCGGTAGTGCGGTTCCAGGTGATGGCGTAGATTAGTCCGTCCGTCGGCTCTCCTGCCACAACGCCAAAGGTTTGGTCGTCGCCGCTTACCAGAATGTTCGCCACGCTAGAGCCGGAGACTTGTATCGCAGAAATGCTGCACGCGGTTGCCAGATCTACTACTACCGTTACTGCCGCTCCGGTAGGATTGCAGGTCGCTATTCCCCCCGCGCAGGTAGTGTCGTAGGCGAAGATCGTAGGGTCGTTTTGCGTGCAGCCTGAGGTGGCGGCAGGACAAGGATGATCGTGATACATGATGTAAGGCTGCGTGAAGGACCATGCCGGTGTCCCAACGCCAGGAGATACGAACGAAGTGCTCCGGGTAGCTACCTTAGTCACCGCGTTATACGCCCACAACTGCTGCCAGTTCCCACTTTGACAAATCGTGAACCGATCCTCGTTGAGGTTCCAAATGTTGACTTCTGAGTTGGCGTCACAGCTAGTCGTATAACCAGCGTGCAGCGCGGATTGACCTCCCGTGGCCATGTCACTGATACGGATGACTGGCGTGTACGGAAAGTCTGACGGAGTGAAATAGTAGTTCGATCCGTTCAGTGCACCCCCGCCTGAGCATCCGAGTGATGATGGGCAGGGAATGGTTGCTGGATAGGGTTGGGGGCTTAGGTCGGTGCGGGCGAAATAGATCAGCGGAGTTGAACTGACGGCCGCCTGCCAAAATCCCATGTTCCACGGCACGGAGCGAGCGGTGCCAAAGTAATCCGTAGTGAACGATCCAGAAAGATTGGCTCCGGTGCCGAGCGCCCCTGATCCTACCTGCAACTGAAAGTTCACATCTACGCCGGGGAGGGTCGTGGATACGTATTTAGGATCGGTCGTGATCGTGCTCGTTTCTCCGCTCGGCGTGCCAGAAGAGAACCAGTCGTTGTGGTCCTTCGTGGTTACGGTGCCCGAGATGTTGCCGCCGACACAGTTCGAGCCGATATTGTTCTCGACAGTGATCGTCGCGGCCTGACCGCCCTCGATTTCGACGCAGGGATCGTTGGTCTTGTAGACTGAGTTATTCTGTATGGATACCGAACTCCACAGTGCCGACACCGTGATACTGCCCACATTCGGACTGAACATATCAATCCCGGCATTGTGACCGACGCCGCTGGTCTCGTTCACGATCATGTTGTTACGAACCGTGACCGCTCCGCGGCCTGGCGCAGTGTTCCATCCTTCTGCGAGCGCTATACCGTCGTGATTCGTCGCGCCAGTGAAGGTGGTGCCTTCGCAATAATTGGCTTCGATCCGCGTAGCAGACTCGATCACGAGGCACTGCCCGTCGTTACCCGCTGTACCGGTGCCTGCCTTGGTTGTACGGATCGTGTTACTCAGTAGTCGCAGATTGGTATGCCCGTCTTTGACATCGATCCCGTCTCCTTGCCCACCTACCGTTGCGCAGGATTCGTGGACGTTACCTTGGATTAGATAGTTGTCTCCTGTGTGGCAATTCGGCATGCAGTTGCCAAGGCCAGGGTCTTCGGTGACTTGATTCGGGGTTGCGGATTGCACTGGGTCAGGCGTCGAGGCTCCAATGTAGAGACACTCACCAAAGGTGTTGTGGGCGTGATTGTATTGCCAAGTGATGTTATCGGGGCCGCCTGCTGGCTGCGCTGCACATCCGAATCCACCTTTGCCGGGACCATTGTTCCCCGGTCCGACGATCGCGCCAGGGCCAACCGTACTCCCTACCGCCGTATAGTCGAGGTTTTGGAACGTCATGTTGCTCAGGTAGATGCCGTCGATGGGCTGAGCGCTGGTCGCAATGAAGTTGAATCCCTGAATGATTCCGCCGCCTTCGCAGTTCGTGACTGTGCCATTGCTGCCGAAAGGCGAACCAGCGGTGATCGTAAACCGGGACGCAGATGCCCACGCGCATCCAGCGGCGTCCCATTTGCAGAGTTGCGGTGCGGCGACATTGGAGTTCCACGTTGCCGGAGGGCTGCTGTCACTAGGATTCCAGAAACTCATGCCGTCGAGCGTAAGTGTGCAGATGGTGGTGCTGCCCGCACAGGCTAGCGTGTAGTTCGTGCGGGCGTAGTTGATGCCTGCTGTGGATGCCTGGCTCGCCGTGCCGCCCGCGCATCCGGTTTGCGGACAAGCGGAGAAGTTGACCACCACCGGCCCAGTCGAGAGCGCGGAGTTGATCGAGGTCCAGTTGAGCGTCTGCCAAGGGTTCGTCGTCGTGCCTGTATGCGTGCCAGCAGATACGTCAGGATCGAGCCAGAACGTAGTCGTGGTCTGTGCCCAGCAGGAGCCACAGAGTAACACGAGGATGTAGGCGAGTTTTCTCATTATGGTCCGATGAATGCCGTTGGTAAGGCCGATGGTCCGCTGCTGTTGGTAATCGCACCCAGCGCAGAGTTGGTGAACACTCCCGCCGTGCAGGCGTTTGCCGTTGTGCCAATACTGCCCGACTGTGCTGGCTGAGTATAGTCGTAGACGGACTGGCTTAGGACGAAGGTGTTCCACAACACCGTCGTGATCGTGCTGGAACACTGCGCGAGGTAGTACGTTCCCGGAGCCAGCGTAAGAACCGTGCTCGGAGTCTGAGCCGTGTTAGCCGCTCCGGTGCAGGCTGCGCCAGCGCCACCGTTGATATGAGTGATGATGTTCAATCCTTGATCTGCGATGGCTACGTCGAACACACAGGACGCTACGCCCGTGTTGACACTAGTAGTGATCTTGCTGACCTTGACCGGAACTTTCAGTACGAACTGTACCGCGAACGGCGTATTGATCGCGGTCAGTGGTAGCCCCGCCTGCGGATTGGCTCCTAGGCCAGGGATGTCCGGCAGCAAGACTCCTCCCTTGCCCGCAGTTCGCACCGAGTCCAAGTTGCTGATCCAGTTTGTTCCGTTAGAGATGATTTTCAGCGTGTTACAGGGCGGCAGGAATATCTGTGTGGTGTCACCGTCGAGCGTCAGAGAGTTGGCGGGTAGGACGTAGAGTCCCCAGCCAGAAGCACAATCATTGCGGACGAACTCATACGTACCCGAGGCGGTTATCGTGCTCGGCAGCGTGTGGGTCACGGCGGTCGCGGAACTGACCGTATAGACTACTTCGGTTGCAGAGGTCGTTGATGACGAGAAGTCACCGGAGACTGTAGTGTAGTTAGCCGTCTTTGTCAGGATCGTATATGCACCTGATGCACCGGAACCACCGCTAGCGGCTGCCCATGTATTGTCTCCGCGTAGGAACGTCGTGCTGCTGGGCGTTCCGGTAGCTGTCAGATCCGCGATAGCTACGCCGCTGCTGGTGCAAGTCTGCGTCGATCCAGCGAAGTGGCAGAGGCCGACTCCGGGCGACACCGCCGTCACCAGATTGACTGGGTTGAGGCTGAACTGCGTAAAGGTCACCGCATCCGTACCCACAGTATTTACAGTGGAGGTCTGCAGCCACGAGGTAGACCCGTTGGCCGTACCCGACTGCACCGGGATCGAGCCGGTGGTGTTCATGTCCGAGGGCTGGTCGTAGTTGAGGGCGCGGGTGAACACTGGCGAGATGCCGGTCGCGCCGACCACCGTAGCCGTGTAGATGCCGTTCTGGAACCCAGAGGCTTGATTCTTGAGCAGGACACGCTGGCCGATAGTGCCAATGCTGATGCCGTCGAGCGTGAAGGCTCCGGTCGCGGTCACAGTGAACGTAGCCCCGATGCCGCTGGCTCCGTTGGCGTAGGTGCCGGTCAGAGATGCCGTGGACGCTGCAAGCACGGCTACCGCTGGATTGACCGCCGCGATAGCGTTGTTCACCGCTGTCGTGACGAAGCTATCCGTTGCGACGTCCGCTGTGCTGTCTCCCGCAGCCTGCGTCGTCGCCGTGATCCCGTTCGGCAACGCACCGATGGCCAGCGCCGTGGTCGGCAGCGAGCCGCTGACGTCGGACGCCAAGTTGACTGGACTAGAGGTCACCGTCTGCGTCGAGCCAGCGAAGTGCGCGATCCCGGCTCCCGGCGATGACGCCACGACGCAGGTTGCGCAGGCGATGGTCCCGGTCGTGGTGATGGTGCCACCGGTGATCGGGGAGGTCGTGGCGATCGAGGTGACGGTGCCGCTACCGCCGCCGAATGACGTGATGGTGAGACCCCCAGCGACGCCTCCGGTGCGCGAGAACGTGATACCGCTGCCCGCGATCAACACGGATTCGTCCACATCCGCGGCCCAATTGCTCCCCACGCTGGGATCGACGTAGAACCATACGTTCTGGCCGTTGTGGATAGCCAGCGTGGCCGCGCCGTTGACGGTCCAGCCACCAGCAGGCGTCACAGTGATGTCGTTGACCGTGGTGATGTTGTTGGTCAGCTTGAAGACGCACAGCGGGACGGCCAGCGTCGAGGGAGTAGGCAGGGAGGTCGCTACGGCCACGGAGCCGATGTACTCTACGCGGCTGGTGCAATCGGCGGAGACGAGGGTGTCGGTGGCGGTGGTGCCTGTGACGGCGCGTCCAGCAACGCCCGGCAGGGACCATGTTGGCAACGAGGCTACACCACCGGCAGGCGTCGAGGTTAGCACCCACGCGATGTTGGGCGTCGTGGGACCAGCCACGCGGATCGCCGACGATCCATTGTAGGTGATCATGTCGCCGAGAGTGGTCATCGGATCCGCGAATCCCGACGGGCAGGTCTGGAAGCTGGGATCGCTGCTGGTGCCGTTGGACATGAAGCAGTTGCCCAGCGCACCGGGGGAGGCGAGCACGAAGGCGGCGCTGCCTTCGGCGAGGGGGACGGTGTGCGCGGTCGGGGAGGATACGCCAGTACCCCCGTTCACTGGCAGCAGGATTCCCGTGACGCCACCTGCGCCGCTGGTAGCGATGTTGATCGCGGGGATGTCTGCACCGACGAGGGCGCGGAAGGTCGGCGCGCCACTGGAGCCGTTCGGCGCAATGAACGCGAAGTTGGCCGTCTCAGACGCGAAGGCCAGGTTCAGGTTGCCGGTAGTGGTCACCGGGCTGCCGGTGATCGTGAACACGGATCCCGTCTGCGTCAGTCCGACGGACTGGACCGCGCCGACGCAGTTCGCGCCTGCCGACGTGAGGCAACTGAATCCGCCGCCGGACGTAGCGAACAGTCGGACGTTACCCGCGCCGGGATTCCCAGGCGCGGTCGAGGTAGGGAGATCGACGTACTTGTTCGTCTGCTGGTCCAGCGTCTCGATGTCGGCGCCGGAGTTGCCGACGGCCCAGAAGTTAGCTCCGAGGGCGCCCACAGTGTGGGTCACGGTGCCGCCGCCGCCACCCGCGCCGCAGTCAGCGCCTGTGCCAGAGACCAGCCCGGTGGTATCGACGTGCAGGCATTGCGTGGAGCCGGTGATCCCGCGCAGTTGCAGCGAGCCGCCGAGGCTGTTCTTGGCAGTACCGGCCTCGTAGATCCCCCACGGGTCAGGATTGTTGGCGCCGCCTCCGGTCTGATCGGCCATGTAGAAGCCGTAGTTGTGGCTGGATGTCCCGGTCAACACCGGCGAGTCCGCGTAGAACGCGGCGCTGAATGGATTGGTGAGAGTAGACTTCTGTACTTGGACTTGGCCGTAGACACCTTCGAGCAGAGTAGCCGTCTGGCCGCCGGCGCTGAGGTCGCCTACCTGCCCGATCCCGACGACGCCGGATGCGACCGCCACGGTGCCGCTGAGTCCGTTCGTGTTCGTAGTGCCAACGACGCCAGCGAGCCAACTAGGACTGCCAGCCGCACCTAAGAATCCAGATCCGTAGACACCTGCGATGAACGGAGTAGAGGTGAGGGTCGTAGTCCCAGTAGCCGACGATCCAAACAGAGCGGTAACTTCGCCGGTAGCACCAGCGGGAGCACCAATACGTCCGACCACTTCATAACAAGCAGGCTCCGTGGCCCAACTGGTGCCAATGCTACAACTCCCAGGGAGAGATGTTCCCGAGAATGCTCCGTTGGGGGCACTGATAGCCAAACCGGAAGCAGTCGTAGAGATAGACTCGGTGGTGGATACGGTGGTGCCGTTGTCGATCAGCGAGGAGTTTCCAAGGTTGGTGGAAGAGGTCCACACGGGGAGGTGGTTGAGGGTGCCTGCGCCGGTCAGGCCACTACCGCCGCTGGCGCAACCTGCTGTGGTGAACGCACCGTTGGGGCCGTTGGGACAGATAGGAGAGGTGCCCGCAGGGATATTGGTTACGACAAGTGAGCCGGTTGTATTTGTAACGGGCAGGCTAGTCGAGTCTCCCGCGAGGCCGGTGTCGTTAAATTTATATGCACTTGTAAATAAACCAGCGTTGAGGGTATAGCCGAAGGTTGGGATACCACTATTCGCTTTGAACTGTAGAGCAGATGTGCAGCCTATATCTCCAGTGCTGGAAGGTGTGCCGCTGGAGGAGGTGCGCCAGATGCAGTACTTCGTCGCCCCGGCCACGGGGTACCACTGAATAATGTTGAAGTTGGTCGTATTGAGCGTTGCCGCTCCGGTTGTGGTGTTCGATGCCGAGCTTCCGGCTGTGTTCCCAAGCGGCCCGTAGGCCACGACGGCATAGGTGTAACTCGTACTCGCTCCGGTGCCGCCCTGCGTGACCGAGAGCACGGCAGGATTAGGTATCTGTGTGATGTTAATCCCCGGATACGATCCGTCCCAGCCGAACATCTCCGTTCCGGTTGCGCCTTGCTGATGCTTAATGAGAAAGGTGCCGCCTTGGTTGGTCAGGCCGCCCGCGGGAATGTTCTGCAACACGAAATCATCAGGCAGGCTAGAGCCGACTGAGAGATACCCACGGAAGTCGAGAAATGCAGAGGAAAAGTTAGGTCCGGTGCCGGAATAGACAGGCGATATCATCATACGATCATCTAGAATCTTTAGATCGTCGGAGTTGGCCACATTGGAATTCGTCCACCACTTGTTGAACGTCTCGTTGGGCCACGTGTTTCCCTTGGTGTAGATAGTTCCACCAGAACCGTTGTTGTTGGTGCCAATAAGCTTAGCAATTCCTGCATCTGGATCCCAGCCATTGCCTTCGATGATCCAAGACGACCCTGTCGGTGTGTCGATGAAGTAATTGGCTGTATTAGTGCAGCCTGCTGTACCCCAGTGATTGTCCCGGACAACGACTGGAAATCCCGGACCACTGCTGCTGGAATCGCCGTTCGTATTGATAAACTGCGTATCGTCCTCTCCAATGCTTTTCTCAAGAACGTCTACATCGGTCGTGGTGTCGATCCGGATGTCTGAGCCTGCGCCGCTGCCACAAGTTCCGCCGTTCAGCTCAAACTCATTGTTCGAGACGTACATCGAACCGTTCTTCTGATAGATCCCATAGAAGCACTGGGTGAATGAGCTGTCTTTGATCACCTCAGACTTAGCATTGGCTGAAGGGCCGATCAGCACGCCGACTCCGGCAGTCGTAGACAAGGGAGCCCCACAGTAAAATGCCGAATTTTCGACTTGCATGCGTTCGACGTTGTTTCCAGAAACCGGCGAGATTGATAAGCCGACCCAGTTCGTCGCAGCACCGTTGAATGTGTCGTCTACAAATCTACCGTCGGTAGTGTTCCATACTCCCCCTGATCCGTTCTTATCGACTATGATTCCAACTCCGCCGTTGGTGCCACCCACAAGCGATATCCCATGAACGTTGAAACTGTCCACGTACTCCATTTGGATCATCGTGCCAGAAGCTGCGCCTGTCCATGTGAATGTCGGAGAAACGCCTGCAGATCCACCGCGAGTTAACCCCTCGATGATGAAACTGGCTTGGTTGTAGATGGTCCAGGTATTCGCTAGGTTAATGGCAGGGCAGTTGCCGAACGATAGCGTCAGGCCGCTGATGGCGTTATTCGACGCTGGGGGGTTACCAGTAAGCGAGTTTAGGATTGAGGAGGCATCCACGACGCCAGTACAATCGACGCCGAGATCCCGCACATCCATAGCCCATTTAGTCTGAAATGCTGCGAACGCACTGGTGCCTTGAGACGCCAGCCAAGATCCTTTGGCTGCGTTGGCGATCCCGCCGAACGACACTCCGCTGGCGTTGGTCTGGAGCTGGAATACGGACCCGCCGGGATTGCCTGCGGAGGAGATCGGCCCCACCTTGAGCCAGTGCCCGCCGCTGCAACTGTAGAAGTCTCCGGTGGATTGGTTGAGTGCGGTCTGTGGGGGGCTACAAGTGCCGGTCGGGACGCCGGGGAATACAATCATTCCTCCAGGGCCACTCGTTGGTAGTAACGGCAGTAGTGGCGTAAGGATAGAGGATATATTCTGAGTTCCTCCAGTGATAGTAATGAGAATATTAGCTTTGCAATACGGCCCAGCGAGGTAGCCGCCAGCGGAGCAGATAGAAAACGACCACTGGGAGGGAGTGGGCGTTACCGTCAGCACGTTGTCGGCTAGGTTGATGGAAAAGTTGCCCTGCGAGTCGCAGGTACCCTGCTGACCGTTCAGAAGTGGTGCAGGAGCATAGGGGCCGACGCCAGGGGTCGAGTTCTCGCCGACGAAGACGACAGACCATTGGCAGTTCACGTAAACGGAACCAGCTGAATCCTGAACTTTTGCCGTGACTACAGTTGTACCCGACTGCCCATATGCGACGGCAGCGAATAGCAACAGGATATAGATAATTTTGGTATTGATCATTAGAACGCTACCGCCCACGCGGCGGAGACTCGCTGGCACCATTTCCCCGTGCTCGATCCCGCTGTGCAGGTTGAATTGCAATCCGAGCAATAGCAGATCGTTCCGTTGGGATACGCCGGAAGCGTGGCAAAGGTTCGGCCCTTGGGCACAATCGCGCCATCGACGGAGTTGACGCTGAAGGTTGCGTTAGTGTCAGGAGTCGTGGCGGTAGCATTGTCGTTCGCCGGAGTCGCAGCGCTTTGGAGTATGGTGTACCATCCTCCAGCCGGAATCATGTCGTAGATCGTTCCCTGCGAGCCGTATCCTCTGCATCCCGATTGCGCGGTATTGCCCGTGGAGACGTAGCACTCCTTCCAGCCGTGTGTGCCGACGAACGAGGGGCCACCGCCCATCGTCTCTGGTTGGGACGTAAGCACCGAAATACCGTCTAGGATTAAGGTCATTAACTCGCGTCGGTTGCGCGTGTCGATATACGCCGAACCCAGAGATCCGCTCAGCAATCCCTTTGTATAAGTAGAGTTATAGTCGTCATACGCAGTCCCTCCTTGGAATGACGCTCCGTTCCATTGCAGGATTTGATTTACCGCCGTGGCTGCACCGAGAAAGGCATTCGCCATCATCAGGTGTCCGGTGTCGTTCGGGTGAATGTTGTCGGAGATGGCCATAGTTGCCGGATTGTAGGGCGTGCTGTCATCAACTACGGTGATATTCAACCCGTCCGTTTGCAGTGGGGCTGCGGCTGCCACCTGAGCGACTCCGTACTGCGCCACGATTGCATCCGAGCCGTTGCCGTAGCCGCCGCCGATGGCATATCCAGTGGCGTTCATGCGGATGGTTTTCCCCAAGAACAAATACGGCCCACTCGAAGTCACTCCTGCGTTGCTGGCGAAATAATCCAGAAAACAATTCTTAGTGGAGTTACCTACGGTATAGACGACGGTGTGTGTAGTAGATGCCAGACCGCCAACCCGGATCAGGTACAAACCCAGAGTTTGTCCAAGGACCGTAGCGATGGCTGTCGGTTCCACCACGTTGGAAATCTGAGTGACGCCATCGACCGATACCGAATAGTTGCAATTGGTGGTCGCGTTTGAAACGGCTCCTATGTAGATCGCAGTTGCGTTGGGAGAGGTCCATGTAGCTGTGTCTCCGTTGGTAGCGGAGAATTCCTGGTTCCGTCCGAAGTTAGGCCCGGTAGAGGCCCACGTTCCTGTTTTCGTTACTGCCGCATTGGTGGCCAGCACTTTTGAGGCGGAGGGAAGGCTCAGCCACACCATTAAATTGTTGAGCGTGTGCAGATAGGTGGTCATGCCCGCGCCGTTCCCGTAGGCGCGCATATCGTTGTAACCGGTCATGAAGAAGTTGATCGTCGATGCGCTTACGGTGGCGGCCAGCATGCTGTTGGCCTGTCCGCTATCCTGTAACTGAGTTCCCGAGGTAGCGCTGTTGGTCAGACTCCAGAGCATCGTATTCGAGATAAGGTAGCCGAAGGAGCGTTGCGGAGAGCTGGCTCCGTTGCCAGTTCCAACCGAATCCCCGTATACCACGGCAGTCCCGCCGAGTAGAGAGCGCGGGATGCCAGGGGAGTTCATAACAAAGGCCCCTCCGCTGCTGGTGCTGCCAGTAGGTAGAACCGGAACAAGTGGCTGGAACGCAGAGGTAAGATTCATCGTAGGGCCAGTCACGGTAACAGCTATATTGGATTTACAGTAGGGTCCGCCAACGACAGTAGAAGCTGAGCAGATCGAGAATGACCACTGCGAACCACCGGGAGAAATAGTGAGGTTATTGTCCGCAAGGGACACACTTAGATTACCCTTGGAGTCACACTGGCCTTGCTGGCCGCCAAGTACCTGAGCAGGAGACGTAGCTCCCCCAGGGCCGGGAGATAGGACGACAGACCACTGGCATCCGGAATAAAGGTTGCCATTGGCGTCCTGAACGACTGCGGTCACCTGCGTCATCTTGATCGTCTGCTGAGCAACGGCAGCGGTAGAGATTAGCAGGAGTAGGAGTGTAAGTCGTCTCATTGTGGTGCCTCCTCGGAGTAGTCTCCCATCACGGCGCGTAGAGGGAGAGCGTTGACAGCGGGCACGGAGGTCACCTTCGCGGCTCCCGTGCGCAGGGCACGCTTGGTAGCCTGAGCGCCCTTCGGGAACGCCTTGGCGATACGCTCAGAGGAACGTTCCAGCGGATCGGTGAACGCGGAGGGAGAGAGTCCCGCCACGCCGCCCGGAGTACCTGATTTCGGATGCAAGTAGGTGCGCAAGTGGACCTTCTCGCTGAGCGGTGCTCCCTGCCGCTCCATCGATGCCTTAGTCAAATCCTTCTTTGCTGCTTTGATGGAATCTTGGAATGTTATGAGTTGCGACTGCTTCTGCTTCAATGCCTTAAAGTATCCCGGAGGCTTGATACCGCTCTGGTCCGCGGCGCTGTAGAGCAAGTCCTTGAGAGAGTCCTCGGCAGCAGTGTCAGCGGCGATGTTGGCGTGGATCTTCTCGGAGGCGCTCTGAGCGGTAGGGATAGCCTTGTGATACGCCGTCAGTCGCTTAGTGATCAACTCTCGTTCCTTGTTGAGTTCCGCGATGGTCCATGTACCCTGCTCGAACTCAGTGGCTCGTCTCCTCAAATAGGCTGCCATTTTCCGCCCATCGACTGTCTTGACCATGTTCGGCGTAATCTCCCCACGGATCGCCTGACCTACAGAATGCGCCACGACAGGTTGCTGCGCGATCGGGAACAGCGCCGTATTGAACTCCTGGTTGAGGGAGCGCTCGGTCGCGTGGACGAGTTGCTCCATGTCCGCGACGCCTGAGGCGCTCTTAGGACTACCTACGCGAGAGGCCACCTTGTCGAGATCCGGCAGCAGTCCCTTGATCTCCGGTCCCATCTCGCCGCTGCGGGTGCCGTAGGCCAATAGCGCCTCCCGGCTCGCGGGCTTCATGATCCGGCTCACGCCACCGATGGCCTGCCCGAAGCCCTCGGATACGCCTTGGACCGCTGCGCCCATGCCGATGTCCTTGGCCGCGTCGGCGGAACTGGCCATCGGCTTGCCCATGAAAGTGTGGATGAGTTGAGTCAGCGCACGGCCCGCTCCGCCACCCAAGGCTGATCCGGCGATGGCTCCAGGAGGACCACCGGAAGCACCGAGCAATCCACCAGTAATGCCTCCTGCGGCGTCGAGGTTATTGATACCCGCGTTGCGCATCTTGTACAGTGCCGCCTTGACCGCATCCGTGCCATGCGGCCCGCTACTGATGACGGCTGTAGATGGCGGGATGCGCGTCATGTCGCTGAGCTTCCGCTGCTCTCCTGCGAGGCCGCTGGGGATCGTGCCGCCAGCGGGGATAGGGACGTTCGGTGGCGCTACATCGTAGTCCGGATGAGTGCGCAGGAAAGCCCCAGCTTGGTGCGACGGGATAGAATACGCCTTGCCATCCGGTCCCTTGAGCCGGACACGCTCGGTATCGGGTTGTGTCTGTGGAGGCATCTACTGTGGCTGCTCCTCGGGTTGAATGTCGAACTCCTGTTGCTGCGGCACGCCGACCGCGCCGGACTGTACGTCGGACTTGATCACGTTGTACTTGTCCCACGCTGCTTGCTGCGCGATACGGCCCAGTTTCAGAAAGTTGCTGCGCTGCTGCGGGCTGAGTTGCGATCCTCGCACACCTGACTGATAGCCGCGCTGGATGCGTTCCAGCCACGCAACCGCATTCTTGTGCTCGTCAATCATCTGCTTGGACCGCATGCCACCTTTGATCGCGCCGAAAGTGAGAGCTACGTGCTGCGACAGCATGTCCATGTCAAACGCGCCTGCGCCATCTTTGTATCTGGGATCGTCGGGGTGTAACTCGGCATTATTGGCATCAGTCATGTCCGCGACCATGCGCGTCACGCGGTTATCGGCGTCGATGGCAGCCTCGTGGTCGGTCATCACCTTGGAGTTGAGCTTCTCACGCTCGGCGAATCCCGCCCGCTGGCGGCCAGCGGCGGCATCACGGGCCAGCTTAGCGCGGTTGTCCGTTGAGAGTTGAGTCTTCTGGCGGCGCTCCTCCTCGGCGGCTTCTGTCTCCTCCCGTGCGCCGATGGCCTTCGCGTGTTCGAGTACTTTGCTGGTCACCTCCTGCGGGTTCATGCCAGAGGAAAACAGAGCGTCCGCTTCAGAAGATAGTGTCTTACGGTACTTCTCCGGTTGCTGCGCGATGAACCGCCGGATGTTGTCAGCCTGCGCTACGGGCCGCTGCGGCTCGATGAATCCTCCCTTGGACACGGACCATATCCGTCCATCCTTGAACTCGATCAGGTCACCAGCCTTCTTGCGGAATTCCTGTTCCTGTTGCTGGCGCTCCTCGGCCTGCTGTGCGATCTGGAGATAGGCTTGATCGACGCTCATCTTCTGCGTCTTCTCAGCCTGAGCCTGCTTCTCCTCACGGGCCTCGTTGGACGCCTCGCCGTATTGAGAGCCGAGTTGCGCGAGTGAGGTGAAAATAGCGGATGCCATCAGCTACCCTCCATCGTCGTGGGATCGAATCCACCGCCGCCACCGACGAGCGGTGAGGGCAGAGTCGCTGGTCCCGGCAGGCCAAGGTCGGTCGGAGTCAGTCCCGGCGTCGGCACACTGGCAGGGTTGATCCCAGCGGTCGGGTTCGGCGCAGGCGTCCCGCTGTTCATCATCAGCATCTTCAGGATCGACGAGATGTCCACTGGCTTGGTCGTGGGCGCTCCCGAATAGATACCCAACGCGGAGAGGGCTGAATTCTGGGCCTGCGATTGTTGCTGCTGGAAGTAGGGAGCCAAGGCCTGCGTTACCACGTCAGACATTACCGCGGGCGAGGAGCCGAGGCCGTGCTCCGCTCCGTAGGCGTCGGCGGATCGCGTGACGTCGGCGGTCAATCCGGCTTGGAGAGGTTGCTCGAACGACTTGACGTAGGAGGCGAACTTGGTCGGGTTCGAGATCAGCGATTCCACGAACTTTTGTTTCGACTGAGCCTCCGAGTTGGCGAGCAGATTCTGCGTCAGTCCCGTGCCGACGGTACCAGCCGTGAGCAGGGCCTTGCCCGCGCCGGAGGACAGGAACGTGCCGATCTGAGTGAGTGCGTCAGGCATTACGATCCGCCTCCTGCGGAGAGTCCTGGCTGCGTGCCGAAGATGGTCTGCTGTGCGAGGTTCGTGTCCGCCGGCGAGCCAGAGAGTTCCGCGATCATCGACGACAGCGACTGGTCGGAGAGCGAGCCGCCGGTCTGGGCCTGCGCGTTGGGCGCGAACTGGCGGAACGCCGCCTTCTCCTGGTTCTGCTGGTTCTGCTGATTCTGCTGGTTCAGGAGAGTCTGTTCCTGCTGCGCTGAGGGGCCGCTGGAGCCGCCGATCGCGCCCGACGCCTCCAAGCCCGTGGTGACGCCCGTCCCACCCAAACCAATCAATGCCGCGATGATAGGAATTGGTATCTGTGGCATATCAATACCTTATCTCCGTCGAGCCGAACGCCCACGCTCCCGTCGCCGGGAGCAGCATCCCGCCCGAGCGCTGCACGATCCGCATCAGTTTACGTTCCTGCGCACGAGCGTCGGACAGGAATGTGACGTAGCCGATTGCGCCGGACTTGCGCGCTTCGGCCATGGCGCGGCGGAACAGCGTCACGGCCCACGCCGATGGCGCACCGGGGAGCGCGGTCAGGCGGAGGATCGCTAGCAGGCCGTGCATGTTGGCGCATAGCATCTGCGCCATCACCTTGCCGTTCACTACCAGCACCCACTGCCACTCGGGGTCGATGCGGAGGGCCTCGAAGCCGACAATCAACTCCGACGGCACCTCTCCCACGTAGGCGTGTCGTACCTCAATATGGGTCGTAGGAGTCATATGTTAGAATGCAGCTGGTACACAAATCCATTGGAGGTGGATTTATGCCAAAGATCCGTGTGTTTAGACACGAAGTCACCCAGCCGCTCGATCCATCCTACCGCTTGATCCCTCTTACACAAGGACAAAACGCCGTCGTAGATACTGAAGACTTTGAACGACTGTCGCAGTGGAACTGGCGTGTGTTGTGGCAACCCAGAATCAATAACTCCTACGCAGTTAGAGGGGTTAGAAAAGATGGGCGATTCAGGGTAATCATGATGCATCGGTATATTCTTGGTATTACGGATAACAAACTCCAGACAGATCATAAGAATCACAACACACTGGATAATCGAAAAGCCAACATTCGTCCTTGTACACAATCGCAGAACATGGCTAATCAGACTCTTCGAGTAACCAACAAATCTGGATTCCGTGGTGTACGACTTCGAGGAAAGCGCTGGGTCGCCAAGATAAGAATTGATGGAGTGTATAAATGCATAGGCACGTTCGACTCTGTTACTGAGGCCGCTATAGCTTACGCCAACGTTGCACGTAAGCACTTCGGAGAGTTCGTTAATGATGACGCCGTTCATGAGATTACCAATGCAGAACCGACCGCCTTTTCGACCACCTCATAGCTCACCGCCTCGACCGTCGCTGGCCCGCTACCGCTGATCGTCAGATTAAGATTCTCCGCCGTACGCAGCAGGCGCACGCGGGCCTCGTACTGGTTCTGGCCTAGTGCGATCAGCGCTGCCTGCACGAGAGACTTGATACTCCCGTTGATCTGGGGCTGGACAGAGATCATCGACGGGCCGCCGTCGCCGCGCATGATCACCTCGTTGTGGAACAGTTTCACCGTCCCGCCCTCCGCGAATACCTCTGCGTCGCGGAACGACCACGCGACGGCGTTCGACGCCGCGCCCGCTGCGACCGCGCCACCGTCCCACGCCGAGTCTCCCGCCTGCCAGCGGCGGATGGCTCCGTCGAAGAATCCTCCCATCACCGTAATCGGCGAGGAGCCCGGCGTCCGCACCTGCTTGAGCACGGAGATCGGGAACGGGAGATCCACCACCGTCCACGACTTGAGGATGAGGTCGTAGCAGAACAGGCGCGAGAGGGATCCGCCCTGGTCGGTCACCGGAGCGCCGGACGTGAACGCCGTGGCGTTGTTGATGGTGACGGTCGCGGTGCCGTTCGGGACCGAGACGAATTCGGATTCCGCGCCAGGGGAGGTGCCCATGTAGACGCGCCACGTCGCAACGGCGGTGACAGCGGTAGGTAGCGTAACGATGATGCCTTGCGGGTTGGCATAGATGTGCCCGCCCACGCGAGTAACGAGGAGAGTGATCGCGTACTCGCCGCTGGTGTAGACCTGCCCGCCAGTGGTGACGGCTTGGATCTTGAGGTAGTAGGTGCCCACGTTCATCAGCAGAGTGGGACCGCTAAGGCCAGCTACGGATACGCCCATGAAGAGGCCAGCCGCGAGCCCCTGCAGCGGAACCGCGCACACGTACATCGGAGGGTTAGAGGTCTGGGCGGCCTTGGCGAAGTACAGGTAGGTCTGATCGACGGGAGTGATGTCGGATTCCGTCGATTCCGGGAACAGGTAGGAGCGGATCGCCTCGGGATCCTGCAGCTTGTCCGAGATCCCGTCTGTGACCGCGAAGCCGAGGTGAGAGAGCCGCATGATCCCGTAGCCGGGGACGAATTGCAGGGAGCGCGGAGCGATGTTGCCCATGTCCGTCTGCAGCCGCGTGATCGAGAAGTCGGAGGAGCCGAACACGCCCTGGATCACGAACGCGGAGAAGTTCTTGAAGTAGGTAAGGAAGTTCTGCGGCGCGATCCCAGCTTCGGCGATAGTGAACGCCTTGATCCCGGTGCACTGGTCGCCGTCGTCCGGCTGGATCTGAGCGGCGTTCAGCGGATTCCAGGACGTGGGAGCGTTCAGGTCCGACATGCGCAGCGCCGACGGGCCATCGAGCTGGTCCGAGGACTCGACGACACCGGTGTTCGCCACCCAGAGGGAGCCTGCGTAGACTTCCGCGTGGGCCGCACCGCGGGGCGGAGGGGAGTTCGAGACCTGGCCGGAGTTGCGCCATATGATGTTGCCGTCCGCGACCGTGGAGCCCAGTGTCGCGCCGAACGCCGGAGCGGAGCCGGAGCCGGTCTCGCCGCCCTGGGTCGCGGTGAACACATAGGCCACAGCGGAGATGGTCACTTGGATCTGGTCGCCTTGGTTGAATACGGTCGAGGCGGACCACGCGGGGTAGGTGGCGGAGAACGTGTTGACGAGCGGGATCGTGCCCACAGTCGTGCCGTCGGACTGATACGGAGTGATCCCGTTGCCGAGCGCCAGCATCATCTTGTTCACGAATTGGACGATCATCGGCAGCGGGGAGAGGTTGCCGAAGACGCCGCCGGAGGGCGTGGGAGGGTTATACCCGCTGCCGCCGCCGCCACCGGAGCCGGAGCCGCCGTAGCCGCCGCCGGTGCCGCCTCCAGTCTTCAAGATGAGGTCCGCCGGGAGCGTGAGGACGACCTGCGCCGGGCCGTAGGACGGGAAGGTGAAGGAGTAGAACTGGCACACTTGCGTGTCGTCGATGGCGGGGGGAGTGCCGGTGCCGAGGCCAGTGTCCGGCGTGTTGTCGAGGTAGGAGTTGGTACCGTAGGGGACCGTGACGAGGAATCGCTCCGAGCCAGGTGCGCCGCCGGTCGTGGTGCGGTAGATGTTGTAGCCACCCACGGCGTTCGGGACCGCCGTCCACGCCACGTTGATCTTCTGCAGGGCGGCGGTGATCTGCGCTTGGGCGGATGCCACAGTCTCCCCGCCCGCGCCGTCGAGCGCGGTCACGACGTAAGTGTAGAGGCCGATGAAGACTCCGGTGGGGACGAGGGTCAGAGTCAGGCCGGTGGGCGCGCCGATGTGGGCGGCGGTGTTCTTGACGATACCGAAGTAGCCCGCGTTGGCGCCGGTGGGCTGGTAGAGGAAGATTTCCGTGATCGGCCCGAAGGCGGACTGGAACGCCCCGAGGTACTGGGTGATCAGGGCCGTGCCGTCGCAGGTTTTGAGTGCGCCACGGCGGGTGAGCAGGAGGTTCGAGACGCGGGCGAACGATCCCTTGGGCTGGGAGTAGCGGTCGAAGCCCGCCTGGAGGCCCTTGAGCCAGCGGGAATGCGTCAGTGGCTTGGCGGAACTCATGCGGCGGGCCTCTTCATCTTGGAATTGGTACGCCAGTTTGCTGCAAGAGCTGCCGCTATCCCAGCCTTTCGCTGTTCGGGAGTCATGCTGGCAAATCGAGCTTTGTGTGCAGCCGATATTCTGGCGCAATGCTCTGGAGAAAATTTGTAGGTGTTCGCGGCTCGCATAGGGGCGGTATATGCCAATCTTTCAGCGTAAGTCAGAGCTTGCATACGATTTCTGGTTCCAGCCGTTACCTTGTCTAGGTACTCTTTTGTTTGCCACAACGAGCGCGTCTTTTTAGCAGCCATAGAACCCACAATTGCTCGCGCTTTGCGTTCTTCAGGAGTAAGAGACGCCATATAAGCCCGAGCAAAAGCAGATTTCTTAGCACGATACTCTTGTGATCGGATCAAGCCGTAACCAGGACCGGGGGCCCTCCAAGTTGCGATATTAAACAACTCTTCACCTTCGCTACGAAGACGGCTTATCCAATATTGTTCTCGCTCATGCCAGTTACCATCATCAGTTTCTTCCAGAACCTCTAATTTTGGGCTAAGTCCCAATACTCGTAACTCATCCCTCCATTTGCTTGTTGAATAGTTGCAACGCACAGAGCGGTGTCCCTTAAGGCGTACCGCTGGCTTTGTGGTTTGCCCGACATAACGAGCTTTCCCATCACGTGGATCAACGAGTTTGTAGATGTAAATTCTCATGAGAGCAGGGTAAACATAAGTTATTGATATGTCAAGTACTTATTAAAAATAACCAACTCACCTCCAATCTATTACTAGTTAACTAATTACATTAATAAATCTACGTAAGTCATTGATTCTAAGGCAAAATTACACCACCGAAACGGCTTCCCATGCCCGCAACAATTTCGGGGCCAACTGCACCGTATGGTTGAACTTGGCGCGGCCCCGCGATTATGCGATTTGATCCCAGCGCCGACATCTTCTCCGTCGCCTCCCCAAGCGCCGCCTTCGCCCCCGCCTCGTCCTGCTCCGCCTTGCGGAACCGGTACAGGATGTACGACACCAGCGCTTCGTCCCAGCCGGGAGGGAGGTAGAGCGGCGTCGCGGCCTGGCCGGGGAAGTAGGAGGCGGTGGATGGGACGCGGTAGCCGGATATCATCAAGTTGAGTTCGATCACCGCCGCGCCTGCGACCTGCGCCGACGCGACCGTGCCTGTCATCCCGCGCTGCAGGCCGGTGAGTTGGTTCCCGGCGATCCCGGCGAAGTTGACCGCCTCTGCGCCGATCTGCGCCATGCCGAAGCCGAGGACGAATCCGGCGGTCGAGGTCAGCGTGGCTACAGTATCCGTCGCGAGCATCGGTGCCGCGAGCGTCGTCTGTGCCGAGGTGCGCGCCGGCTGTGGCCACGCCTCGACCATCAGCCGGTCGGTAGCCTGAAATACGGTCAGCATGCCAGAGTAGCCAGGGACCGGGTTGCGGCGGAACACGTTATTCTTCTGCAGGAGTCCCAGAGGGTAGCCGTCGTACCACGCCGAGTCGATCTTCTTCCAGTAGCCGGGGAGGATGTAGTTCGGCTGGCCGCCGAGAGTGCCCGCCGCGCCGAAGTCCGGGAGGCCGCCGCGGTTCTTGGCCGCTGCCCAGCCGAGGGCCTGGTTCAGCCAGCGGTAGATGGCGAACGCGCCCAGGGCCTGGCCGTCGGCGTCGGGCATGTAGGCGGTCGAGCGGGCGGGGGGAGACTGGTAGCCGCTGGACATCGCGCCGACGCCGGTCGTGGCGTTGATGGTGAAGACGCCGACGCCGCCTGCGGTCGAGAACTGCTGGTAGAAGGATTCCGCGCCGGAGGTAACGGAGAAGTAGATGCGGACGGCGGAGACGAGGCCGGAGAGCGGAGGCGCGGTGACGGCGATGTTGCCTGCTACGCCCAGCGTGATCGAGGCTTCCGGCGACGGGAGCGTCTCGCCCCACGGCGTCAACTGAGTGACGAGGACGAAGTAGGTGCCGGGGGCGAGGTTGCCAGGACCGGATACGGCGGCGAGGGCCGGAGCAGTCGCCAAGGCAGGGAGAGTCGGAGGCAGGTCCGTGAAGATCTCACGGGCGGACAGGATCACGTCTCCGACCAAGGCACACATGCGCTACTTCCCTCGCTTGGACTTCATGCGGGCACGGAACGCGTAGACCTTGGAGAGGTACTTGCGGTCGTTACCGGAGCCTTTTAGTTTCGGTGCCATTCGATCCTCCTTCAACAAAATAGCCGGAGCCGACTGCTGCCGACTCCGGCTCCCCAGTGCTGCCACACTTGATCCCGCGCTACGGACCAGCAGCGACCTCGACCGATACCACCGCGTTCCCCGTCGAGTTCACGTTCGAGACGTTGAGGATCACGTTCACGTTGGTCAACTGTAGATCGCAGGACCACTCGTAGATGCAGTCAATGTTGACGTTCGGCAGCGCGATGTTCGCGTCTCCGGCGTAGAGCAGGACTTGGTTCGAGTTGCCGTCGTCGCCCACGATCGCCATCACGCGCATCACCGAGGCGTTCGGATAGACGTTGCCGGTGTTGATGAAGTTGCCCGGCGATTCCGTCTTGACGCGCACGTAGCCCACGGTCACGGGTCCGCCGCCGATCTGGTTAGTCTGGACGTTGCCGCCCACCGGACAGGAGATGGTCGTGTTGCCGTTGGTGATGTTGAAATTCTGGTTGGCGAAGTAGACGGAGGACGACCCGCCTCCTGTGTACCATTTCTTGATGGTATTGATAATCATCCGAGTGCTCCGTTACGCCGTGATATTGATAATTTTGTCCTGCATGCGCGGGCTGATGCATGACAATTGCCAGGTTAGGTACATCGTCGACACGAGCACCCGCTGGTTGCTCGGCTTGATGAACGGATCGACGTTGAAGTAGTCCGCCTCGTGGAACACAGGGAACGTGTACTTCGAGTTCAGGAAGTACGCCGAGTTGGACGCTGCGAACACGTCCGGCACCACGATCGCGTTGTTGAACAGGAAGTGGTTGCGGAATCCAACCTGCAACGCTTCCTCGTCCTGCATCCCCTGGCCGAAGCGGACCAGCGTCGTGAAGTTGTTCTTGAATCCGGCGTAGCGGTTCTGCACGATCACCATCAAGTCTGGCTCGTCGTAGCCGAACGTGACCGCCTGATACGCGGTCTCGGCGTTGGCGGGAGTGAGCGTGCCCGACGTGTTGTTCTGGTTCGCGGCAGGCTGCCAGAAAGCGTTCACGGTCAGGTTGCGGTTGATGCCAGCGATGGTGTTGGTCGTCTGGCCGAACCACGAGTCGATGTCGTCGATGTCCAGCGATGTGTTCTGCGGCGACGTGTGCCACAGCGCCCGCGACAGCTTCATCAGGAACGACCCCGAGGCCGTCTGGTACTTGAGCTTGATGATGTCCAGGTTGCCCGCGCCGCCGCGATTGAGGATGACGTCGGTGATCGGGATCACGATCGGCTGGCGGTAGGGACGCCACTGCTGGTTGGCTGGCTGCACGGAATCGACGACGGACGTGTCCAGGAGCTGGTCGCCGTAGTACGCGCCGCCGGGGAGTTCCTCCTGGTTGATTTCGGGGAACACGAGTTCACCCGCTCCGAATTTCTTGCCGTCTCGGGTCAGCGCCCAGAACACGGGGGAAGGCTTGAACACGTTGTCGCCGAGCACCGGGACAATGTATTTCTGCGAGATCGCGTTGACGGTGTTCGAGAGTTGGACCGGAGGGGATGCGAGTCCCAGTCCCACTACACTGTTCGCCATGATGGGCTCCTCATTCGATTACTGGCCTTGAATCTGCTTCCACATCTCGGTGTCAGCCGCAGCCTCCGAGAGCATGTCGTCGAAACTTTTCGTGCGTCCCTTCGCGTCCAGCAGGGATCGGTCGGTCTTCACGTTGATGTGCGTGCCGGCGGGCCGCGGGACGGATGCCAGAGTCCGGGCGTCCTCGTCCTTCTTGCGCAGATCTGCCACGCGCTTCTCCGCCTCGGCGTTGATACGGTCCTCGTAGGTCAGGTCGCGGACGGCCTTGCGCAGGTCGAGGCGGCCCTTGGCGTCCTTGAGGCCGTTGTCCTGCGCGTACTTGAGGGCGTCGGCGCGGGTGGCCTTCGCGCCCTTGGGGAGAGATGGCTCGATCTTCTCCCAAGTGGACTCGTAGTAGTCCTCCAAGTAGGTGTTGAGCATCGGCCCCAGCGCAGATTTCTTGACGTTACCGATCTCTTCCTTGGTAGAGGAGAGTTCAGCACGTACGGCCTTCAGTTCCTTGACCAGAGCGCCCACGAGAGGGTCGTTCTCATCGAGTTCGGCTCCCTTGGCCACTTCCTTCTTCGTCGGAGCCTTGCCCTCGATCAACTCTTCGTAGCTGAGGCCCGTCTTAGCTGAGAGGTTCTCCAGCATCGTGGCGATGCCCTTCGATGCGTTGGTGACGTCCTTCTCGCGCTTCTGGATGTCCTGCTCCTTGGCGGTCAGTGCGCGGGTCAGTTCGCCGTTCGTCTCGGCGTCTTCGGTACGCATCGCGCCGAGGGTCAGCGACTCTGTTTTGTCGCCGTTCTTGACCGAGATGACGAAATCGTCCGGGAACGCCTGACGGTTGGCGAGGATCTCTTTCCACTTCATTGTCCTGCTCCTTGATCCGGCGGCTGTGCGCCTGGCTGGCCGCCCGGTTGCGGCTGCGTCGGACTCATCCCGGCCTGGTTGACGATCGGCGAGGAGACTGTGTTGGCCGTCGCGGACGCCTGCTGCAGCGCCTTGATGGCGGCGTCGAGCGCCTTCTGCGCCGAGGCCATGTGGCGGGCGGCCTCAGGGACTTGGAACGCGGTGCGGACCTGGATCGCGAGTCCCATCGCCTTCATCTGCTCGGCGGCCTTCAGCAGGAGGGACGGGTCGGCACCTTGGAGTTCCGAGAGTTGCTGCGACAACTGTTGGCCGCTGGCGTCGGGGGACGCGCCACCCGCGGATGGGCCGCGCTTGGCCAGTTGCTCGACCATGGACCGCGCCTGCATCCCGCGGACATCGACCGGCATGGAGGAGGGACTAGCCACGCAAGCCACCGCCCCGGCCATGGACTTTCTTCGACCGGCGAGGATGCTTCATCGGGATGCGCGACTTGGCGAACTTGTACTTGCCGGTCGGCTTCAGCGACTTGCCGCTGTGATGGGATGATCCGCCGTGGTGCATCGCTGCCTCCTATGCCCTGCGCGAGTTGCCGGGGATGTATTTCATCGGGTCGGCGGGCTTGGCGACCGGAGGATTGTGCGTGTCCGGGCCGGGTTCGCGCCCCGGACGACCGACCGTGATCGGAGACTTCAGCATTTCCGAGTCGAATGTGTTACCGAACTTGTCTACCATTGCGTCCTCCTCAGGTTGAGTGAAAGGAGCGGCCTCTCTGGTGACCGCCCCTTCAGGCTCTTAGTACCTCTCAGGTACCGTTGTTACTTGCGGCGTCCGCCGCGGTGTTTCTTCCGATGGTCCATAACAGCACCTCCTCTCATAGATTCCACAGTGCGAGAAAGGAGTACCAGGCCACTGCGGTCACGCGACAAATTCTGCGGCAGGCTCCGGGCGCTGCTCGCGCTCGTCTCCATAGGCGTCCAAGAGCGATTGGCACTGACGGGCTACGAACGCCTCGAATGTGCCCTCGTCGATCAACTCTTCGTAGTACGTCTCCTCGGGAATGCCGAATGGGATGGCTAGGCGTCCGTTGAGCGCCGCCCGGACGCTGATGTAGCCCGGTTCGTTGCGCCACACGCGGAGGATTTCCAGTCCCGGTTGCATCGCTGGGACTGAGGATAGGCTTATTGCGGAGGGAGTTGATACCGCTGGGTTTCGGGATACGCGATCCACCACGAGTTGCGAGTGCGGTAGATACGGAATCCGAACGCGGTGAGAGTGCCATCGCGGCACCACTCGCGCACGCGCTGCTCGGAGCGATGGTACTCGGCGGAGACTTCAGCGATGGTGAACCACTGCGAGTTCATAACAAGTAGGCTAGGTCATACACACAGCGACAGCAGTCGTCACAGAGGTTGCATTCGATACAGACGCGACGCTTGAACTTGAACTGGCCGCAACTGATGCACATGATACGGTCCCATGTCCCCGGCGCGAATCCGCAACTCTGAGAGTCGTCGCACTCGACGCCGCAGAGGAGGGAGCCGTGATTCAAAAAGCCTCGTAAATGGTCATCATAAGGAATTGACACTCACAACACTGCAAACACATATTACAGCGCATGCAGGTATCTAATATCCCTACCTGACTATCGCAAGCCATACAAAACCTCACCATGTAAGACATATCTCCGCTGAGACAATGCTTCCGCTCGAAACTCATTTTCGTGTCCCGCGAGTCTTGGCGAGGGCCACGAGAGCCTGCTCTTGCTCGATGTTCGCCGCGATCTTCTCCGCATCCGGGAACTCCAGCGTATCCAGAGTCGTGTGCACGTCGAGCAATCCGGCTTTGCGCAACTCTGGTGCCATCTTCCGCAGCATCGCCTGCGAGAACGGCAGGATGGACGCGTCGTCCAGTTCGAAGTCGTACTGGTCGGGGCGGTTGGTGGACTGCCACTTGACCGTCTCGTAGCCCTGCGCCGTCTTCATAAACATATTCTGCGTGGGCTGGAAGCGGAGCATGGTGTAGAAGAGGAGTTCGCCGAGGCGCTGGAAGGACACCGAGTTGAGGCGACCACGCAACTGAGTGACGCCCTGCGACCGGATCACGGAGGAGTCGAACAAGTCCGTGGAGATGTTGCCCGCGCCCGGCTTCCCAGAGCGAGCGTCGGTGAATCCCTGCAACTCCTTCTGCTTATCGAGGAACATCTGCGGGAGGGCCGTCATCGACTGCGGCATCGGCGCAGGGTAGACGGCCTGTGGCACCGGCGAGTTGGCGTTGATAATCTGCACCTCGCCCGGCATGCCGCCGAACGCCTCCGGGTCGATGCCGGTGCGCTCGTCGATGAACCACACGCCGTTGTTCAGGCGGACGGCGTTCTCGAAGAGGCCCGTGTAGAGGCGCTCCCCCGCCGATTGTAGTTCCTTGGAGTAGCGGATAGCGGGCGTGGCCCATATGGAGTACAGAGGGAGAGTGGACCAGAACGGGACCACGGGGAACATCTTCAACGGATAGGGATTGTCGCCGTCCTGCAGGGTCCAGCCCTCGCACTCGACGATCAGGCGACCGTTAGGGTACTTCCAGGCGAAGTCCGCGGGCACGATCGCGCCGGAAGGGAGCGAGTGGTCCTCGATCTTCTCGCGGGTATAGTCGTGGCAGTAGCACCAGCGGACGCGCACGCGGTTGTCGTTCGGGATGGCGCGGTTGGCGGGGAGGCCGGGGACCATAGCCATTGGCCCCGGAGGCATCTGGAAGCCGCCGCCGGAGTCGCCGAGGACGGGAGAGACGGAGCGCCCTCCGACGCGGGGGCGGACCTGGGACGCCGCGGAGCCCCAGCGAGAGCGCACCTCTTCAAGATGCATCCGATCCTCGAAGATGACGTAGGACCAGTTGCAGGTGTAGTCGGTCCAAGGGTCGCAGTCGAATGTGCGCGGGTCACGCATCTTGACCCAGGTGGAGCCGCGGCCCTGGCGGGCGTCGGGATCGTAGCCCACCTGCATCGGGCACATGCCGGAGAAGAGGGACATGAGAGTCGTGAACATGGCGTGGTAGTTGACGTGAGAGGTGCGCCATGCGCATTGGAGTCCCTTCTCCCGGTCCTCGTCGCGCTCGCCCTTAGAGTGGTTGACGATGTACGGGCGCGGGGAGGTTTCGGAGAGATCGTTGGCCTCGTGCATCATCAGGACTTGGAGCTGCGGGACGCGCACGGCGGGGCGGAAGGAGGGCAGAGGGTCCGCGCCTTCGGAGAGGGAGTAGAAGGATTCCACCTCGTCGAACCAGTTGCGGCCTAGCTGATGGTCACGGTGGTCCTGCGAGATGCGTTGCCACTGATCTATATGCTTCGATATCGGAGAGTAGTAGTCCGCCGACTTGCGCGTCGTGATGAGGGCGAGGTTAGCCATTCTTCCTTATCGGCCCCGGTCGCCAAGAGCCGTCCCTGCGTTGCGGCGAGTCGCTCCGTCCGGGGATGCCGATGCGAGTACCGGGTAGCGTCCCAGCGCGCTTGCGGAACACGCGGTTGGTCTCTTCGTCGGCGGATCCGTAGGCGCTAGATGGGATCGGAGCCGGAGGGCGGGGCATCTCAGTACCGCCTCCGGTGGCGCGCAGGCGCGGTGACACGTCCCTTGCCGCTGCGACCGGAGGGATGAGATGCGCGACGGTGGAACGCATACTTCTGTGGATTACGTTTAGGCTTCATTCAGTTCCTCCGCGAACCCGTTGAGCCGATCCACGCGGAACACGCGATCGTGTAGAGAGCAGAACTCCGACCCCTCGTGCTTCATGATGTGGACGCGCCGGTCCTGCTCGCGCTGCTTGACGAGGCCGATGCCGCAGGCGGGACACTCGACGATGCCGGACTGGACGATGAAGTGCATCAGGTGCGCCCCTTGCCACGCTTACTCTTACGATCCGTCTTACGCATGTAGTAAGTGGAAGAGTCGCCGCGCTTCATGGCTTCTGTTTGAGCATGGCGATACGTGGGCGTCTTTGGCCTCGGGGCGTCGGTGGATACCATCTTACCAGTCCGATTGTCCCACACTCCGCTCAAGGCTCCCCCGAATCTTGAGGCTGATTCGTATCTCTCTCCATCCGCCATCAGGATTCCTCCGACGCAGAGTTGAGCCACACGTTGAAGAGGTCGACCATCGACTTGCCGCCGGTGCCGCCCTTCTTGATGTGCTGTTGCAAGTCCTCGATCTTGTCGAGGAGTTCCTTGGCCGACATCAGCCCGCCGCTCACGAGCAGCGCCGAGTTGTCCATCAGATCCTTGAGAAGATCGCCGTAGGCTTGCGGCTCGGAGTTGTCGAATCCGGTGGCGAACGAGCGGCTGATACGCTCGAACACAGTCAGCGCCGTGAGGCGGTCCTTCACCGGGTCGCCGGTTACGACGGTCGGGTCCGCCACGGCATCGCGCCCGCTTCCGCGCGGGCCTGACGGAGACGCTCCTGCTGCGCCGAGTGTGCCCGCTGTGCCATCTCCTCCTCGCGCATCGCCAGATCGATGTCGTCGTGGACCGCGTGGCGCGGAGGCTGTAACGACGGCGAGGATTCCTGGCGATCCGAAGTGGAACCCTGGGGGGATCTTATCGTCCTTGGTCTCGTCTGAGATGGCTCCTCCGCCGTCGGGGAGAGGAAGATCGCCTCCGCTCCCCTTCGCGCGAATCGTAGCACGAGCGAGGTACCCTTGTCATCGGGGAACTTGTGGAAGGAGGAGCCGTCGTCGATCGCGGTCAGGTCGTCGAGGGAGAGGGAGAGTTCGCCGCCCTGCTTGCGGAGGATGGCGAGCAGGAGGATGAGGACGCGGCGCTGAGGCGGTTCGGCGTCGAGGAAGGCGAACGGGTCACGCGGAGTCACAATTCACCTATAACTTGTATGCCAGCATGCTTGTTAGCTTTGTCCCAATCAATCCACGCAATAGCCTCGTCCTCGGTTTTAAACGCTGGGCCAGTGCGCCAAAATGGCCACAGACTATACTTGAGAGTAGAGCGAAATTGAACATGATAGCGCAATCCATACCAGTTTGACGGAACGAAGTAGATTCTATATTTCATCAGATCCCCCTCAGTCGATCATCTTCCAGCCGATTCTTGTGAAAGTTCATGACGCGGGCGAGGTGCCGCTCCGACGTCATGCCGATGACTCCCTGCGTCGTGGTCTCCGGGGAGTCCTGGATCGTCATGGGCAGCCGAGGCTCGTGCGCCTGCATCGTGTTCGCTACCTGCCGCAGGTCCGGGTGCGGTATATGGTAGTGGGCCATGGCGATCCAGCCGAGCCACGCCGCGAATGCGATATCGTCGTGCCCTTTCTCGATCGTCCAGCGGAAGCCTAAGTCGGTTTCAGCTTCGCCACACTGCGCATAGAGTTGGATATCCTTGACCACGATCTCACGCTTCTGGAATTTCACTCCGTCGCCATAGTCCTTGGGCAGCGAGTTCCGTATCGAAGTGCGGAATACATTGAACAGCATCTGCCGGGTGCGCTCCGTAGTCTCCCAGCCGAGCGCTTGGCGCGGCTTCGTGTCCGGCTTGTCGTCACGGGATCGCCATAGGTACTGGTTGGGATAGTGGAATTGGTCGCGGAGCGCTTTGACCACGATGTAGCCCCATCCGCCAGTCACTTCCACGTTCACCATCGCCTTGTTATACCAGCGGCACAGATAGTTTACCTTTTCTGCTAATGCCTCCGGGCCGACGCGACCGGCGTAGCGGAACGCCTGCTCTCCCGTCTCCGCGTTCCAGCCTACGATGGCTGCGAAGTCCCCCTCCTCAACTCCTTTCGCCGCGTCGCAGCCGACGAAATAGTGCGTCAATGGTTCAGGCTTCTCCCACAGGTAGAGAGGCCCGTCGCGCTTCTCGATGAAGAACATATCGCCAGGAGGGCCTTGGATGTCTCCCTTGGCAATCGGGTCGCAGCACGTCTTGCGCATGTACTCCAACTCTTCGCGGTCAAATATCGGCTGGCCGGAGGATACGAACGCCTCATCAGGAGTCGCAGGGTATTCCTCGGACCACTTGTAGATCGAGCCGCTGCACAGAGTGTTGAGCGTCTCGCGGTACCACGCGATCTGGCCCTTGGTGCAGTGGAATTCGCTCATCAGCCACTTCTCGTAGTCGTCCCGTGGCGCGTCGGCGGCTAACTTGTCAGAGAGGTGAGTGGCCGGATCCTCGTACCAAGGGAGGAAGATCGGCATGAAGTTGTTCTCGCCCTTGACCGCATCCACCCAGTAGTCGTGATAGGCCTTGCCCGGTCCCATGATGCCGTTGGCAGTGGTCTCGATGATGACGATGTTGTCCGGGTCGCGGGAGACGCAGTTGAGAAGGGAGACGAAGCTATCCTCGCCAGGGTAGCGGGAGGCTTCGGTCATGTGCAGGGCGGAGAGAGTGAGGCCGCGACCGCCAATTACGGTCTTGGCCGTAGCATGGCTGAGGATGCTCATCGCGCCTGAGTGCGGGAAGTAGAGTTCGTGTTGCGTAGGATCGGGGAGGCGCATGGGCAGGCATTCCGCGAAGCTCTTGCACTGCGAGAACATGGCCTTCCCTGTCTTCGATAGCTGGGCCACGATGAGGGCGGCGGCGTGATCCTTCTGCAAGCAGTGGGCGTCGAGGAGGGCGCTGGAGTAAGTGGAGATGCCCAGTCGGCGGGCCTTAAGGAAGATGAGCCACAACGGCTTGCCTTGTGCTTGGCGCTCGTAGAGCTTAGCGGATATCTTGACCTGAGATGGGTTCAACTCGAACGGCATCATGACTCCCGTGTCACGATTCTTGATGGTGAGACGGGAACAGAAGCGCTCGAAGTTGCGAAGGTTGAGCATCAGACCTTCGCCTTGGCTCGCTCCAAGTCTATCTTGTGGTTGGCTGGGTTATCAGTCCTGAGCATACCGCGATCCGGCATTCCATGTACTCCTTGCGTCTTGTTGTTCTCCATCGACACGCAGGCACCACTGCAGAAATGATCGACCTCAATGATGGAGCGATCCTTCGCGGAGTAATGCGGCCTGTTCAAGAACCAGTCCGGCTTTCCCGCTTTGCGCATGTCGTCATAAGTCAAGCCACACGTCTTACATCTCTGGATTTCGGGTACGTTGATCCGCCCGTTCAGGATCTGCCCCGCCAGCTCGCAGTTGTGCCGCATCTGGCCGAGCAGGGCGAGGGCGCGGTCAAGCGGGATCGTTTGGAAGTGGGAGCGCAGAGCGTCCTCGGTCGCGTGCTCAGCCGCCCAGCGGGCCTGGATCGCTCGGGACTGCTGTTTCACCGGACGCGGATCCGGCGTCAACGCCTGCGGCGAGGGTTCCGTCTCCGGTGCCGAGGCCGGTGTCGTGTCCGTTTGTTTTGCCATTGGTAGAATCCTTTCCCCAAGTGGGGCCGTGTATGTAACCCTCGGTCTGGCTCAGCAGACCCAAGAGAGTGTCCATGTTCATCTGGTACATGTGCGGCCCGAGGTGTTGCGTTGGAATCCAGAAGGCGCAGTAGAGGGTGCCGCCGAGGGCACGCCACTGGCGGCAGAACCACCAGTCCTCGGACAGGTAGTTACCCGTCTCAGGCCATACGCCGACCTTGAAAAAATCGTAGGCGTGATCGGTGCCGTAGTGTGCTATCTCATCTACGTCCCGTTTATAGCGGATGCCGGGATACCACAGGACCATGCCAGATGGGTCCACCATCTGGTACGGGGCAGAGAGAGCGTCCACCATCATACGGAGCACCTTGCGCTTGTGCAGCCAGAAGCCAGAGCCGGCTTCGAGTACGGGAGTAGGCTCATCCAGGCGCAGAGAGTTCATCAGGAAGTTTACGTTCGGCGTACCGGATACGGATTCGAGGTCGGTGGATTTCCATCCGAGAGTGGCGGCGGCGTGCATGCGATCCATGTGTAGTCCCTTTTTGGTGTAGGGAGCGGCCACGAAGTCCAGGTCGAGGGCCAGAAGCTGCAGGACCGCAGCAGGATCGAAGAGGATGTCGTCGTCCAGCCACAAGGCGAAGTGATTATCGTCGTCGGTGGATTCGCGCAGGAACGTGTCGGCCAGGTTGTTGCGGGCGCGAGTGATCAGGGAGTCGCCGGGGAGAGTGCGCAGGGAGTACCAGATGCCGTGGGCGCGAAGAGTGCCCAGGAGTTTTACGTGGTGGGGGGCGAGAGAGTTCAGGGCGCGAGTGGGCATCAGGATCCACACCTTGATGAGCGCGGCGCGGGCGAGGGAGATGGTCAGGCGCATCGCTGGGACTCCTTGAACTGGTTGGCGATGTACTCGGAGTAGGCAGGAGGGATGGCCTGCGTCAGTTCACGACGAGTCATCCAGTCAATACCCATCGCATCCGACGCCTGCTTCATATTTTTGGGCTTACGGTGCAAACCACCACCAGCGGTGGTTCTAGTAGCGCATGGTCCTCCCGTACCAGTGACATCCAAGGGATATTTACACAGATCGTGTCTGCACTCCAATCTATCCACAACTCGTCCATGAATCTCGAATATTCTGTGTCGCCATACACCTAAGCCGAACATTGAGCCGCATAAAGTGAGGGGATTGAGTAGAGGCGCTCCCACCACATTCTCGATCACGAAGTCCAAGTCCACCTGCTGAAGATGTAGCCGAATAGGCCCAATGAAATCGGTGTATTCTTTTCTATTTATACCGTTCAATCTGCTGTGTGCTTGGCATGGCGGTGACGCCCACACAAAATCGAAATGCTCATCACAATGTGCTCCACAGCGGTCGCATAGTTCCGGATAATGATCCATGCTACCGCCAACAAAACCACAAAGAGGGAACGTCAGCGCGTCAGCTTGGATAAAGCTAAAGGGATAGTGCGGCTGTGGTTCAATATCCACGCCCACAATCTCTGCTTCCGGGAACGCACGATGCAGCCCCATCGCCGCACCACCTGCGCCACAGAACAGGTCTAGGATACGCACTGGATCGTCTCCTTCCGCGCCACGCCGATCGAGTCGAAGATGTAGATCGCCAACCGCTCAGTAGTCATGTAGGTACGCATGTGCGCAACCATTGGAGCCATCAGCAAGTCCCACACCATAGCCAACACTTTCTCTGATCTCTGGCCTAACGTAGGATACAGGCACTCGATCATCTGCCGTATCAGGTTCAATTCCGGTCGAGGGAGATTCTCGCAGATCGTAGGAGGGCACTGATCGAAGCAACGGAAGTAAGGTAGGCACCACTGCGACAGGATCTCGTAGTGGCGTAGGCAGTCCCATCCCGCTTTCTTCATCGTAGGTGCGTAGTAGGATTCAGCGTACTGTTGATAGTAGGATGCCTCGTCCTTGTAGATGTAGGTGCTTTTGCGAATGGGATCAAGAGGTGACATCAACCGTATCTTATCCGTTGGATCGGGCAGGATCTTCTCCTTCGGGATGGCGAAGTGGATCGGCTTGCAGCGTGGTTGAGGAGAATAAAGTTCGCGCTTGAGGGTCAGAAAGCGCAGTCCGTTAAGGAATCCTGGATGGTCCTCGCCGTCGAGTGCGACGAGGCGCGCGTAATCATACATCGACTCTGCTTCAGCGAGGTAGTCTTGGTTACGGTGTACGCTGCCCCACAGGATGAGGTCGAAATATTTATTGCGTATCTTAGCGAGGATGTCGGTACGGTCCACGGGAATGTCAGGCAACTCCGAATAAAGCGTCATGCCCCTCCCGTACATCTGCGAGCGATCCGCGCCGACGTACATGGAGTCCAGCTTACCCACGTCCACCACGTCAGGTCCGAGAAGAGAGCGTAGACCATGAAATACGCAGTCGCGGAGGTAGTCCTGCGTGTTACCACCGCTAGACAGGTAGAGTATCTTCACGCGCCTCCTTCGCTACGGCGGCGAGCGGGCGCCTGAGTATCCCCATCCCGTATTTGCCAGGCAGTTCCTCATGCGTCCATCCCCACTCCGCCCACTTATCGCAGGTCTCGCGGTACACGTTCTTAACGTCGTCACCCGGCCACGACATGTCGCTGCAACCGGAGGGGCGCGTCTCCGGCTCGATGTCGTGCAGGAGGATGATGCCGCCGGGGCGGACTTGACGGGCGTATTCGAGGTCGTTCAGGACGCCAGCGCGGGAGTGGTCGCCGTCGATCAGGAGGAGGTCGACCTCGTAGGGGATGCGCTTGATCACGGATGGGAAGTCGGTCGAGTTGGCGTGGATGAAGGTCCACTGCGGGTGGCCCTCGAACAGGAGCGAGCAGCGCGGATCGACATCGACGCTGTAGAGATGGCCCCCATGCTCCTCGATGCCAGCGAGGAACGCGGAGGTAGATGCCCCGTCGCGCACTCCGATCTCCATGACGTTACCGCGAGCGTGCTGGCGCATCCACTCGACGAAGTCCTTCATGTCGCCGCTAGCCCGCGCCGCCTCGTACCGTGCCTTGACCTTGGCGCGGGGGGTCTCTGCGAGGCCGCGCGCCTCCGCCATGAACTCGCGCCGGGCCTGGCTGCGCTCCATCTTCCACTCCAGCGGGCGGGACGGAGCGGGGACGGACGCGGAGGAGGATGGAGGGAACGTATCGAGCGCTGCGGCGATCGCGGCAGGGAAGTCCCGGCGGCGGATCAACTCCATCGCCTTCTCGCCCATGCGTGTTCGCTCGCGGTCAGCGGTAGGGGAGCACAGCGATCGGCAGGACTCGACCAGCATACGGTACGGGGCGCGGGATAGTCCCGGCGCGAGATCCGCGTACTCGTCGTCGTCGCTGCTGGTCTCGGTGACGACGCACTTGGCGTTGGCCATGGCGTAGGAGCAGCGGACGATCTCGAAGCGGTCGCGCCCGTCGTGGTGAACGTTGAGGATCACTTTCGCCTTGGAGATGAGCTGATCGCGCCCGCCACCGTAACAAGCAGCGCTAGCATACACATTGAGGCCATACCGCTGTAGCTCGTCGATGAGAGCGCGCCGACGAGGAGTGAGCCAGCCAACGAAAAGTACATCCAGCGAGGGTTCATGGTGGGGGATCCTTGTGAGGTTCGGAGTGTAGCCGATGGGAACGTGGCAGACGCGCTCGTGGCCGAAGTCCTTCCACTCTTGGACGGCGCGCATCGAGTAGTCCCACACGATGACGCGGGAATCGTGGGCGAGTTTGCGGACCTTGGCCATGTTCGGGTGGGATGGCTGCTCCAAGTTAAATAGTATCGTCGAGGTGGGGAATCGCTGGAAGTCCGCTGCTAGCTCGCACCCGAACACGAGGTTCGTCTCTCCGTGCTCCGACAGCCAGTTCTGGGTGACGTTGACCTCGTGGCCGAGGGAGGCGAGCGCCCAACTTGTACTGTCAATGACTTCGTTGAACGCGGAGGCATGGAGGAAGGCTTCAGGTCGAATACAGGTTAAATTTATTCGCATTGTCTCCTCTTACTTGGTCGGTGGCGCCACCGGCGTCATCACCGGCGCCTGGATCTTCACGCATACGATCTTCACCTGGTCCAGCCGGTAGCCCGAGCCGCAGGCCATGGCCATCCGCTGCCACGCCCCGGTGGCGCGGTCGGACTCCTCCCGCGGAGGGACCGGAGGCTTATACTTGTCCACGTAGCCTCGGATGAAGGCGTAGTCGGCGGGGTCGGGGCACTTTTCGTCGCCTTGGGGGGAGCAGACGTAGCGGGCGGCGGGAGAGGAGGAGCAGCCGAGGTTATGGATGGAGATCAGCGCGAGGATCACGCCGACCACGGCCCAGGCGATCACAGCTTGTCTAGCAGTCATGTTCACTATTCCTCAGGAATCTTTTTTACCTACACCACTGACGTTACTTTCGTTTATCAACCACATCGTAGTTTTATCTGCAGGCATTTGAGCTATTATTAAGTTGCCCGAGTATATGCTCAACACATCTTCCTTATAGTCACCTGAGTCAGCATCACGGAAGATGATGGGCTCAGCTTGCGAATCAATTGAAATTACCTTTACCGACATTGGCTCTCCTTCACCGCGTAGTCCACGTACTCGCACAGATCGTCGTCACTCATCGTCGTCACGTCGGCGCACGCCGGAGCGTCGTGATCGACCACGCCCTCGGTGCCGTCGGCCCACGTCACGGAATCGTGCTCCAGCGCCGCGACGGCTTCCTTCTCCAGCCGCGACGACCATTGGTGCGCAGCACCAAGGCCGAAGTCCTGTGTCACCGGGTCGAGCAGATGGCGGTCCATCTCGTAGGCCCACTGCTCGGCGGAGTAGCGCGGGCGGGATGCGGCAGGGTCGCCGGTCATCGACCATCCGAGTTCATGGTGGCTCGTGTACTGGGCGCGGAGGTTGGCCAAGGCCGATGCACGGAACTCGGAGCGCAGCTCGGCGAGGGAGCGTTGCTCGTCGGGATGGGGGATCAGTTCTAGTTCAGTCATCTCAGTAGACCAGCTTTCTGCTCTCTCCACACTTGGAGCAAAATAGAGGGACCACTACGGTGTCGTACTTGACGTCAGGCTTGGTACTCGCAAACGGATACGGAGAGACGTTTGAGATGTGGAAGTAGCTATCGGGTGGACTGACACTCATTCCGGGATGTAAAGCAACGATACCGAAATTGTGTCCGTCGCGTGTGCACGAGGATCGATTATCGACTTCAGGCTTGGGGAAAATAGTGTCAAACATTGTCGCTGGCCTCCTTATACCGTACCCGCCCCCGCTTGCGCTGCTCCAGCATCCGCAGCAGGCGCGGGTCCATCTGGCGGCGCTGCTGGGCCACCTCGTAGCGGGCCTTGTCGCGTGCGCTCCGCAGCGTCCGCACCTGGATCACCGCTTCGTGTGAGATTTCGCTGCACCGCCTACAACAGAAGACCACAAACTGACTCGTACACTCGGCCACGAACATATACTTGGAGCGGTCCTCGCCCTTGGGGTGTATCGAGCACACACAGGCTGGGATGGAGTCGCTCATCGCTGCACCCGCCTCACGAACGGAGTAGTAAATGTGCGTTCTGTAGTCCATCCTCGCCTTATCCGACAACGTAAAGTTTCGTGAGAGACGTTAAGTTTTTCTGCCCACTCCGCGATAATCAAGGTCTCCCCGTTCCATGTGATATCGCGACACCTTCTGGTATTTCTCTGCTGTTGTTTGGGAGTAGCCCATCGACAGTTTCCCGGCTCGTAGTTCCCGTTCTTGTCGGGCCACCTATCCAAACTAGTACCTGACGGCTTCACACCCATATCGGAAAAGAATCCGCTGAACTCCATCCACTTCTTACAAATCTTAATCCCTCTGCCACCGTAGTCCGCGAAGCGTTTGTCCTTGGGATTCAAGCATCTCCGCTTCATGCCTTCCCAAGTGCCATATGTAAGGCTATTAGTCATGCCGTGCTTAAGGCCGTGACCCTTTAAAAATCTCCCATTTGCCTCGTCAATCATCGCTTGCTTCCATACCTTCTGATAGTTCCGTTTCCAGAACAAATAGGGCACCCCGTCTCCGACGCCGACCCTCCGTCGAGCAGGATCTTGATACGGCCAAGGCCTGCGCACCTTTGGCAGGATTCCTCGTGGCCCGCGATCGGCACGGGGGACTTCTTCCGCCGCACGACCTTGGTGCCCTGCGGAGTCTCACCGACGACCTCGACGGCGGAAGCGGGAGCCACGTCCGCTGCGTCGCCCGGCATCGCTCGGCCCTCTTCCTTGGCGATCGCCGCCAGCGTATCCGCGTCTAGTTCCGCAGCGTCCACGCTATCAGCGCTAGCACCACCAGCATCACTAGGATCAGCCACAGGGCCAGATCCATTGCCACCTCCGACCGCATAGACGCGGATGTCCGACGGCGTGATCACGATCAGTGATTCCGCGTCAGGTAGCAGCTTGGTCACGCCTACGATCAGCGGGCGGTAGCGCAGGTCACCGACCTTGATGATGAACTGACCCGCCGTGCCCGCGTGGACGGTGAGGATCGCCGGGGACTCAGAGAGGGACTTCATCGTCGGTGCTTCTTCCATTCTCTAGAATGCACTACAGCCTCATCCACCTGTGCGTAGCTAAGCAATAAACATAGGGAGCACTGAACGATAACCTTCCACCACCACACCCCATCTTGCTTACGCCGTTGACGCCACGTCCACTGAGTCGGAACAAGATTCCATCTACTTCCACACAAGTAACAGACAGGATAATTACGAAGGTTCAGAGGAGACTTGGCGTTGTGTGGTCGCATCGCTGGCTGAGACTTCATCGGTCATCCTCCCCGCCATTCCCGCCGCCGTCCGCGTTGTCCTGCCGCAGGAACCAGAGGTAGCCGAGCGCCATCCCGCAGGCGAGGGCCACCGCCGCAGCCGCGATGACGACGAGGAGCCTAGCCGCGCCCATTCTTCCTCTCCGTCTCCATGAGTTGCCGCTCCAGTAGCAGCCGGATCACGGCCCCGACTGTGCGCCGATCGTCCGCCGCCATCTTGCGAAGCTTGGTCAGCATCCACTGGTCCATGCGGAGCGACACGGTAGGGGAATCGGGCACGGGGAGACCATACTACATGGCGGTGAGGTGTGTCAAGGTGCAAACATCCCCGGAATATTTATTAGATATGGACCCTTCCACTCCCGCCACTCGCCCTTCACCCCCCGGCGTCGAGGGTGGCTCGACGATCAGGGGCGGAGGCTCAAAACGTGGAGGCTGGCGACGAAGTAACATTGATACACGTCGATGTAACAATGTGACACGGCAGAGGTGCTAGCGACGTTACATGCAGTCCTGGTCGGGAGCGGCGTCTAGGTACGCGACGATTGGTTGCGCAATGACGCGACCGGCTTCGATGTCCGCCTTCAACTTGCGGTACTTGACGCGATGGCCCCACCAGGAGCGGCGTTCAGCGCGGGACATGCGCGACCAATGGCGCCCAGCGTCGGCAGGCGATCCGAGGTACTTGTCCATCTTCATCGGGTCGTATCTAAGAGGGACACTACCGTGAGTCCTGGTCGTTAGCCCACGTCGGCGCATAAGACAACGGATGTCTCGATTGCGTGCGGCGTCGGGCAGGCAATGGCCGTTCTCCCAGTTGATAACACTGCGTCTAGCCACGCCGAGGGACTTAGCGAAGGCGAGCTGCGTCATGCCGAGTTCTAGACGCACTTCGCGGACCGTGGGCATGGTGCAAGGTTGCGCCACAGACGTGAGGATGTCAAGGTGCGGGGATTTATTCGCGTCGGTATCATTATTTACTTGACAGGAAGTGGCGCGGTGTGCCAGTATTGGAGTGTAAGGAAGGATCAAACGGAGGCGATATGAACACACTGGCAATCTACGAAGGTCTCTCAGCCGCTCACAAGTTGCTCACCGCTACCAGGCGCACACTCACGAACGAGCCGAGCTGTGTGTGGCAGATCGTATCGGATGCGACGGATCACATCAATAAGCAGGTACGAGAGCTGTTGTTGTCGGACGAGCAGGTTTAGAGCAGTTCAATCCAATCAAGCGAGGCGAGTATGCACATTCAAGCGAACAAAGCTACACTGTCCACGGTACTCAAGCGAGTGCTGCCCTACGTAGAGCGAAAGTCAACCATTCCCATTCTCACCAACCTGCTGATCGTGGCTGAGGGCGATCGCGCTACGGTCACGGCGACCGACTTGGACGTGTCGCTGATCGTGGAACTGGGCTGCAAGGTCATGGCGCCGGGGAGTGTGGCTGTCCCAGCGCGGAAGCTGTCGGATACGCTGGCCAAGCTGAAAACGTTGGACGCGGCGGAAGTAGAGTTGAGGGCGGACGAGGGCCACTGGGTAGCGCTGAACTGCGGATCACTGTCGGTCAAGCTGCCAGGAATGAACGCCACTAACTTCCCGGCGCTGAGAAAGTGGCCAGCGGACAAGCCACAAGCGGATATCAGAGGAGATACCCTGGCCGGGCTGATCCATCGTACGCAGTACGCGATCAGCGACGAGGAGTCACGGTATACGCTGAATGGAGCGCTGCTGACGTTCGACGCTGAGCGCGTGAGGATGGTAGCGACAGACGGGCACCAATTGTCGCTGGCGGAGCACGCTGGCCAGTGGAGTGTGCTGCGGTTACTCATTCCGAGCGCTGGCATTGACCGGCTGAGCAATCTGGCGGCCAGCGAGGGAGCGCGGTCTATCGTCATGACGCACGACGATTCGAGAGTGTATGCCAGGGGAGATGGATGGACGTTCCAGGGTAGATTGCTGAGCGGACAGTTCCCTAACTGGGAGATGGTGATGCCCAAAGCGAACGGAAGGCGCGTCACGGTTAGCGGCAAGGCGCTGGCGGCGACTGTGGCTCGCGTGGCTGCATTCGCGGACGAGCGTAGCCAGGCTACGCGCTGGGAGATGATTGGCGGCCAGGGGCTAAGAGTGTCGGCGGAGAGCACAGAGGAAGGGAAGGCGAGCGAGATGCTGGCGGTGAGTTGCGAGGATGACGTTACAGTCGGGCTAAGCGCTAAGTACGTGATGAACGTGCTGAGCGCGTTGGCGAAGGATCAGGATGTGACGCTGGCGATAAAGGATGCACAAGGGGCGGTCGTATGGCTGCCAATCGAGACGAATGGATGGAAGTGGGAGATCGTGTTGATGCCGTTGAGGATGTGAGTTCGGCGGTCGTGGTCTGACTCGCCTCGGCCAAGCTGCCGAAACGTGCGTCCGTCGCTGGGGATGGATTGACGCACGTTTGAGCAACTCGGAAAGGGAGGTAACGTCATGCAGACTATATCCGCTCAACCGCAACCATCGCCATCGGTACCATCGCTGGTCCCGCAATGGCGCCTCACCGCCGAGCTGGTCATCCACGAGCACGACTCCGGGAAGCTGGCGGAGCTGGTGGCCAGGCTGTGCCGGGAGCTGGACGCAGCGAGGGAGGGACGGCGATGACCCCTAAAAGCCAAGCAGTGGTAACAGTTGACCTAGACAAGCACGAGCTAGCGACTGTCCTAGCAGCGCTGCGGTACTGGCAGCGCTATATCGAAACCTACAACGATGTCCCAGTCACAGAACACTTCGAGGACGGCGCAGAACCGCTCACGGTAGAGGATATTGACACTTTGTGCGAGCAGATTAATTGCGCCGAGGTGCGGCCATGAAACTCAACTATCACTTCCTCATGGCCATCGCCCTAGCCGCGCTGGTATCAGCCTCAGTGTATGCGTTCGTAGTGGTGGTGGTCGAGGATGTGGTGAGGGGGATGCGATGACAACGAAGCCAACCGCGTGGAATATCCAGAACCAGCAATGGTGGCAGGAGACGGCGGAGGAACTGGCGGCCAAGGTGCGCGGCTACTTTACCAACGGCGACGGCAAGGTGGATATCCCCAAGGAGTTGGATGGGGATTTAGACCTGTATCGGCTGGCATCTCGATTGACCGCTAAGGTCATACAACCAGGTACGCTGGTTAAGGGGAAGCTATGAGAGACCGGCTATTCATTTATGGCTGTCTGCTGCTGCTGGCCGCTCTGGAAGCCTGGCTGGCAGTGGCGGCTCTAGGCCCGAGGATGCTGCGATGATGCCAGAACTTGATAGCTATGATTGGGCAGAAGTATTTGGCGAGGGATCGGGAGGTAATTGCACTCCCATTAAGCCGAATCGGGCTCCCCACGACAAAACTACGGACCCGTCAACCTTCAGCCGTGAAGATGTTAAGAAGATTTATGGTCAATCCGAAGGCGCGAAGGACGAACGTGACTGGATCATATGGGGAAGGCTAAAAGATGGCCGCTGGTTCGTAGCCAGGGGAGGATGCGACTATACGGGATGGGATTGCCATGCCTCTAATTCCGGAGATGTGGCATCAAGCTCAATGGATATTATTCAGTTCGGAATGACAGCCGATGAGCAGTCACGGTTCGAGGTGCAGATGTGACCGGCAGACAGTCCACCAAGCCCCAGCAGGTATCCCCCTCTGTCTGGTACTACGAGAATGGCAGGCATCTGGAGTTCTACGTTCTGGCAGAAAAGGAATGGTTCCTAGGGGATCATACGCTGAGATTCGATGTACCACTCGATATGCTGGAGGCTAGTATCGCCAGGGCGCCGAGGAAGGGGACGAAGTAACGCTACATGATCTTATCCGGTGGCTTGACCACTCGGTCGTCTTCACCTTGGAGCAACTTGAGTAGCTTACGGTTCTGCTCTGCGATCTCGTCTAGCCGGCCACGCAACTCTAAGTCGGTCATGGGACGATCCAAAGCCAGATCGGCTAGCGTCATCTCTGGCGTTAGTACCTGCTCCACTTGGGATTTCACCTTGGCCATGATGCTCAGTCGCTCCTCGCGGGTAAGGACTCGGTTCAGCAGATTAGATGCATTGAGGGGTAGATCGTGTTCAATTCGCTTGAGGACTTCGGCTGCCTGCTCCAACCGGCTCCAGAATCCTAGCCGAGTGGAACTCCCCACCGATGCATGGAGCGCGTCCAAGTGCTCGGTACGCTCCCGCGCCTTGACGCCACGTAACGCTCCGAGTGCTTCGAATGTCCGTCCACGACTGGACATCCACTCCACGATTGCCTCTGGATCTTGGTTGCCGACCTGTGCCGTCGCCCACCACTCTAAGTATAACTGCCATGCTGTCCCTAACTTACGATGATACGGAAAGACTTCGAAGCCTAGTTTCTGCAGCCGTTCTACGTCCAACTCCGTCTCTGGCGACCCAAAAACTAAACTGTTGAAAACAAAGGCTGCGCGTGGTTTAGGGCTATTACTGTTTATAATGGCCCTAAAGACCGCGCAAACTGCCTCTGCTCCCCACCGCCCCAGAATAGCTGGAGTATGCCGGCTGTCCTTTCGGCTCAGGAGCTGGGCCAGCTTATACCCCCTGAAACGCTTGTCGAACACTCCCGATAGCAACCATACCTTGACGTTCTCTGCGTGCTCCCCTCCGCCTAGTTTTCGAACTGCCTTGAGGATTGTAAGGAAATCCTTACGCCGCGCCGCTACAACGTTGATCGGGTCCATACACTTCGGGCAACGGTACTTGAGGCCACAACGGATCTGGGATGTCTCAGGTTGCCGCGTCATTGCAGGCAGGCGACAGACGTAGTGTGGGATATAGAACAGGCAATCGCGGAGCTGATCGTGCTTGCGGGAGTGCTTGGGAGACTGGGCTAGGAGTGCAAGTATGAGTTTCTGCTTGGCGAGCGGCGATATGGTGTCTGACATCCTAGCTCCCGGTAAAAGCTGCGAGAGGCGAGGTTACCGGCCTCGCCCCTCTGGAAGTGACCTCGACGGGCACGGGGACGGATCGCGCAATCCGTCCTTGAATGGAATCCCACCACATCTACGCCTGGAATGTCAATAGGTCAAGTGGAAATTAACGCGGGACTCATATCCCCCGGCGGCACCGGCATCCCCCGGCGGCTCCAGTAGAGCCTCCGCTGCGTCTCCCGGCGTGCCTGGGCGCACTCCTGGCACTCGGATCGGCCTGGCCGGCGGGGGCGGACCCGGCAGCGGACGCATCGCACCTCAGGAGGGAGGACTCCGGTCGGCGATGGTCGACGATGGCTGAGCGCCAGCGCCCGGCATCCGCGCCGTGGGCAGCGCTTCGGCTGGGGAGACTTGGACGAGAACACGTGCAGGCAGTCCGTGCACCGCCATTGCGGGACGCGGATGCTGCCGATGCGCTCTAGCATGGCTCCCTCGTCCCTCCTGGCTCCCATAGTGGCACACGCGCCCCACGAACGCAACAAATATTTCCACGCTGGACACGATTTTACTTGACACGAGTGGAGTACGCGGACTAGGATGACGAATCGGAGGGTAGATATATGACACGTTACTTCCTAGTCGAGGCGGATACGGACTACGAATCCCTGTTCTGCTACGAGGTAGAGCGGCAGGGGTATGACAATACTGGACGCTCACTCTTTGTTAAAAAGGCATCCACGGCGCTGTTCAACAAGAGTGACCGACCGCAATTCTTCGGCAACCTCAGCTCGCTGTGCGTCACGAAGAACAGCTTCAAGGATGTACCGCCGCTCGCGCTGGCTAAGCCGGACATCGCCGACGCCGAGGACTTGGACCAGCAGGATGCGCCGCAGCATGTGGCCGATGCACTGGCGGAGACGGTGCAGGAACTCGTCGAGCGGACGCAGGGGGAGGCGCGATGACGCGCATAGTGTATACCGATCGTAGCCGAATAGAAAGTTATCAGCGCTGCAACCGCCTTCGTTATCTTGAATATAGCGAGGGCGGGATTGGCATCCAGCCGATGAAGAAACCCTTGCCGCTCGTGGTGGGGGGGTCGGTCCACAAGGGACTAGAGACTCTGCTCCGTCACGCTATGGGACCAGCGGGTAACAGTGGGATACAGGAAGAGTCCGCCGTCGCCGCGGCCCTGGCCGACTTCTCCCTCCACAAGTCCGCCCTGGCGCTGGACACGACGGAGGCCGCGGCCATGACGCCGGCCGAAGGATTCGACGCCCAGGTGGCGGCGCAGGCCAGGGAGCTGGGGATGAGTGCGGACGACCCGGCGGTGGCGGAGTTGTTCCAGCGGCAGCGGAACGCGGCGGCGGAGTTTGACTCGTGGCTGTACGCGGAGCAGGCCAGCCTGGTCGAAGGAATGGTCCGCGCCTACGCCAGGCGGCGGCTACGGCCACTGCTGGAGGAGTTCGAGGTACTGGAGGTGGAACGGGAGGGGGACTGGTTGCTCGCCAACCTCAATAACTATCAGGCGTATGGACATGAGCAGGTGGTCGAGATCCGTTTCATGTCCCGCCCCGACGCCCTCCTCCGCTCCCGCGCTGACAACTCCCTCTATATCCTCTCCTACAAGACGGCCGCCACGTGGGATATACGGAAGGCCCGCGACGCCGAGCATGATATGCAGGGGCTTAGCGAGGGGGTGGAGGTGGAGCGGCGGCTGGGGGCCGAGTGGTCGTTGGCGAAGGAAGGCGGACGCACGAACAGCGTCAGCGACGAAGTGTGGCGGTATCTGCGCGATCTGCCCGCCCCGCCCCGTATCCTCGGCATCCGCTACGAGTACCTCTTAAAATTTGGAAGATGGGAGGACAAGGATCTCAGCGCCCGCTTCGGCCTGAAGGTCTGGTCGCAGCGCTCGCACCTCATCCGCAAGTACGTGGCCACGAGCGTGCCGTCGCGTGGGCCGGCGTCCTACTCCGTGGGCGACGAGTGCTGGTCCTACGACTGGATCAAGGACGACGGATCTACGAGTAAGCTAGCGTGGTCCAATTGGCGCGCCCGTCCCGTGTGGGAGGACGGTCCCGGCGCGGTCCGCGCCTGGATCGACAAGCTGGACGCGACCCAGATGGCCATGTCGGCGTTCGACTCGACCGTGGGCCAGGAGCCGCGGGAGATGGGATGGAAGTCGGAGGCGCAAGCGCTCGGGTACACGGCGACGCATCCCCTGGACGAGGTGTTCCCGGCGCCATTGACCGTATATCGACAGGACGACCAATTACGCGACTTCGTTGAACAGATCGAGGCATCTGAGACAAGAGTAGCTGAAGCGGTAGCGGAAGTCGAGGCTGCTGGCGACGAGGGAGAGCGACGACATTTGTTGAATGTTCACTTTCCGATGTCACGGCGGGCGTGCGAGTACCCAAGTTCCTGCGCCATGGTTAAGCTTTGTTTTGGGGGAGACGACATCCGTGCTCAGCCATTGGAGTCGGGGCTGTATCGCGTGAGGACGCCGCATCATACTCCTGAGTTAGATGCCGCGCTGGCCAAGGAGCCACGATGAAGGAAGTCCACGCCTGCCCTCTCCCGCCCCACACGACGCGGCACGCCTACGAGTTGGCTCGCCTGATCGCGCTCAGCGTGCCGCGCTGCGGGACCATCGACGAGATGACAGCGGCGGTGCTGGTGATCTTGCGACGGGAAAATAATTATCAAATTAGCGCTTGACATCTTTCCGAACTAGGCGTAGGGTCGTATCCGCGATGGACACTAATAAGACACATAAAGTGACTACAGTATGGCACCTGCGAGTGCCGATGACGCTGGTGCTGAAGGTCCGCAAGATGGCCGAAGCCAACAAGCGCTCGGTGACCAAGCAGGCGCACGTACTGCTAGAGGAGGCATTGAATGGCAACCAGCAGAAATAGGCTATTGGAAGTCTCGTTGTTCGCCGAGGTCCGCCACAACCTCGTCGGCGCAACCATCGTGGCCCAGCACGGCGATATGTTGATAGTCAAGCGGCCAGAGTCGAAGCCGCGGGCGAAGAGTGCCGCGCCTAGGAAGCCGCGGGCGGCGAGGACGAACGCCAAGGGAGCAGCGGCCACGACCACCAACGAGGTATCCGCCAATGCCTAACGCCACCTCCTCCTTCGACCTATCCTCCTTCGACGTAGCCGAGTTCGACCGTATCCTGTCCCTCGGGCTATCCAAGGGCCTCGGATCGCGCGGCGACCAAGTATGCATCGAGGCGGCTATCTGCCAAGTGCTGCACCTGCCGCACGGCGACGATCCCGGCTGCGTAGCTGCTGCCGTGCGGTCGTTCAAGATCACGCTCAACGATGGGCCATGGTCATCACCGACGGCAAGGGCGGCGGGTCTCCGCGATCTGGGATTGGCTCAGCTCGGGTCCGCTGGAGTCGTTGGTGATGTAGAGTTCGCCAAGCGGATCGCGGAGAAGACGATCCGCGTGATCATCCCGAAGCTATTCCGAGAAGTGCTGTCCAAGGACAAGGCTTGTATGGAAGCGGCGGATAGATGCGAGGGGGAAGGAACCGAGGCGGCGGAGGCGGCGTGGGCGGCGGCGCGGGCGGCGCGGGCGGCGGCGGAGGCGGCGCGGGCGGCGGAGGCGGCGTGGGCGGCGGGGGGGGCGGCGGGGGCGGCGTGGGCGGCGCGGGCGGCGCGGGCGGCGGAGGCGGCGGAGGCGGCGG